ATTAACAAAGTATCAGCCCCTGAACTTCGTGATTATCACCTCAATATTACTGACGGACAAGCTATATGGACTGGTGCGCGGCTGGACTGGAATATTGATTATCCATTCGATTTTGACGGCGGCCGGACAAAAAGAATGCGCAAATGGGACAGGGGAGCTCTTGAGTACCAGTCGAATAAAATAGTCTATTCGGTTGGTTATGGGGTAGATGATTATAAAACGCAACCACTGGTTGGTGCGTTGGATTATACAATTGAAGATGTTAATGGTCGCAACGTGCTGACATTCTCAATACCACAGACCCATCCCGGCCTTGGTGTAGGATGTGAGATTATCGACACTTCACAGCCATTCCCTAACGGATGTGTGCTGGTAGAAAAAATCAACACTTCAAAATGGATTGTAACTGACTTCCAAGGAAACAGTATTGGGACGAAAGAGTCTGAGGTGAATGTGATCAGGCGAGTATTTTCAAACCTGACTGATGCCCTCACTCTTTTTAAGAGCAGCCCATATGTCGGCGCTGATTTGGAAACTGCTGGCGCATTTGTAATATTCGCCTGCTATGATGACTCTTTAGTCGGCCCTCCTTTTGTACAAACTGCAAAGCTTGATGGTTGCGGTGGAGGCAAGCATCATAATATCAAGATAATGACACCGTACAACCTTGAAACTGAATGCAATGAGAGCCAGAGACATGAGGGTGTTTATGGTGATGGGTATTCGTTTGATCCATTTATATTGAGTGCAGAAGAAAATGCTGCGATATTTATTAATCAGCATAGCTATTTTGAGATTGAGGGCCTACAAATAAGCTCTACCCTGAATGATGCCAGTGGGATACATCTGTATGATTGCCAGAATTCGTATATCGGTTATAATATAATTCATGATTTGGACGGCCACGGGATATTGCATGAGCCGATAACTAACCCGACAGACGAGATAATAAACAATTCGATATATGATTGTAAATTCGATGGAATCATGGTCAAGGTTCAACAGTGGGAATTCTTCTCAGTCGCTGTGTATATAAATAACAATACAATATTCAGGTGCAGGCGCGGCGTGCATGTTGATAAGCCTGATTATCATTTTCCGGCCGGGCTGATTGTTGAAGTGAATAATACCATTGCTACCGATTCCAGGTATCAAGATTTCGTATCTCAATATGAGAACAATTTCGGTCGAGTTGTATTGAATAGCTGTATCAGCGGGGACCCGTCTGCGTTTCTGTTCCCAGGTTTGAATAATATGCGGAGTGTATATGTCTCATTTATCAGCAGGGAGAATAAGAACTTTAATCTCAGCAAGCTCAAAGACGGGTTTGCAGTAGACAGTGCTATTGACTTCAGTACAGATTATCTACATCCATTTATTGATGATATACACAATGAAATGAGAGACCCTGGAGAATTTGACCGGGGTGCTTTTGAAGTAATTGAGCTGCTTGGTACCGGTGAAATGGCGATAGGGCCGATTGTCACAAATTCTCAAATTGGAATTGAGAGCCTTATATTTCCGACAACTATTCTTTATTTAAGAGAGCCCGGGCCAGGCGGAGAAACTGATAATGCAAACTTCCTTTCACATATCGACCCGTTCTATCAATTTACAACGATTGAAGGTGCTGACCCTGATTGGAACATTAATGCTTTTTTAGCTATCTATGCAAAGACAGATAATATTATTATTTATGTCCATGGCGGGAAAACCTTCGGAGGAATGTTCGAGCTGCAGGACAGAAATCCAAGAACTGTGAGGATAGAAACTTATCCTCCGGAAACTTATCTTGGCCCGGCCGCGCATGCTTACAATGGGTATATTGTAGATACTGTAAGTAAGCAGGGCATACTGTTGTATCGCAATATGAAAGTGCACGAAAAACCTGAAGAAGGTTACGGTTATATAATTAGCAACAGCGCCGATACTGCCTTGCTTAGATTTGAAAATTGCATTGTTCAAGTTAATTTGGACACAATTGTTAATAATGCTGATTGTCTTGTGCAGACTATACATACTATAGTTGTATATCGTTATGGGGCTGGTGGAGCAGTTCGATAAAAAGGATTATTATGGAAATAATTCGTATAACACACCGAAACGATCTTTGTTATGTTGCTACTGAAAAGGGAATTTTCCTTTGCAGAACCAGTAATGATGAGATTGTGTCTGGTATTGTACTGGACCCAGTATTGTATTTGGTAAGAAATGATTTGCAAGGCAGTTTAGCCGCCAATTCTATATTCTTAGCATACATACCTTGGGACGGTGAGTTTAAAACAACAACATTGGCAGACCCAAGTGATATTGTCAGTAATTGTATGACATTTGACCCAGTTGGCGGTGCTGATATTGATTTTGCCAACCCGTCTGCAAAAGTTATTAACTGCTTGCCCAACACAGACCCTGAGTTTGCCGACCCATTTGTTCCACCTAATTGGTTTTTATATGACACATTAACAATCATGTCAAACTCATTTATTCCAAAGATTTCTTCTCCGGTTCTTAATGCTGGAGAAAATTCGTATGTTGCAGATATTGAAACTGATATTATTGGGAACCCAAGAAGATATCTGTTCAGCGATGTTGATATTGGGCCATATGAATTACAGGTTCATCAGTTATTATTTACTGCTGAACAGATCCAGTCTATTTTTCAGGACAAACTCCATGTTGATACATCAAATAGCAGATTTGTCCCGGTAACCGGAGATGACATATACACTGATTTGTGGACGCAATTCGATGACAACCCCAACTACCGTGAGGAGTTTGTCCGCGAGTCGAAAGTTATTATAAAACTCAAAACCCTGGCCACTGATATTAAATCATCAACTGATAAGAAAAACATTGAGCTTGCGCGGTTTGAAGCTTATTTTGATTTAAAGACCAGGTCGATTGTTCTGTCAAAAACAGATGAGAATCTTGGAGCAATGCTGAGTACCATTTTTGACGATGGTAGATATAAATTTTACTTTGATGAAGTCGAGCATATACTAATCGTATACATTAACCCGACCTACAATATGGGCAAGTCCGGAAAAGGGAATATTGTAAATGAGGTAAGAGCCGGTGGGTCTGCAATTATAAACAGGTAATTATGAAACGATTTACGAACGCAAGTCGGGCAACATATCACCATAGAACTATAACTGATTTTTCAGATATGAACCACCTTATTGCGACTGGTGTTGCAAAGGGGTATTCATCAAATAAGTACTCATGGGTTGCAGACCTGTTATTTAAACATGCGACAAACCTGTCTATTAATCCTCATACAGGATACATTGGGTTCATAAGCGACCGAAACATTATGGAGCAGGAATACGGTAACGTGGTTAAGCTCCATGAGCAATATCCGTTTCTCAGCACATATCCAAAGGATATTTTACCAAAACATTATTATGAGCTTGCAACAAAACAGTACTTTAAAATCGGCCAAAAACTTTCTGAATATGACACTATAGAATATGTGAATGTATCAAAATTATATACCCCGGATGATTTTAATTTCTCACAACCGTACAGAATAGGTTTAAGATATGATATAAATCATAATTATTATCGTTCGCCTGTTTTTTACGCCCAGGGTTATAAGGTTGATATAACCATGATAGGCGAAGAGCAGCAGTATTATGATAGGTATTTTTGGGCCCATGAAAGGCAGATACAGAATGCTGCTGAATTATACAGCCTTGAATATAAAGTTGATGAGCGAAACTTCGAACTTGGCCTTTTAGAGCACCTTGCAGACCTGGAAGATAATGATGCGTATGGTATTATAACCAGCTATCCAGATGATAATATTGAAAGGCTGCTCGACTATAAAGTTCATATTGACAATCCAGAGTTTCATCATTTTCATGTTGATTCGGGTGAATGGGTTTTAAATCATAAAAATATTAATGCTGGCTCCAATAGTTATTATCCGTACATAGGCTTTGTTCAGGGCTTTGATGAAGACTGGCAGTTCAATTCGCCGTATGATGTGAGGGATGTTTTTTATGCTGGGAACATTAAATTCTACCCTGAAATCACACAGAATGGTGTGTTGGAACAGGCTAAGACCATTATTAATTGGGGTCGACCAAAGATCGTCTCTGCTACCGGGCCACAGACAAGGCAATTAAGAGGGACTGCTGTTTATAATCCAGGCACCCATCTCGGCCAGGCTGATGACCAATCCAGAATTGTTTATAACATCTGTAAGCACATGACTGAGTGGGACGGTGAAGCTGAGCGGTTTGTTGTTCAGAAAAGAGATATCGATTCTAACCTTGTCTTATATGGAGTCGATGTTGACACTGAGCGAAATAGGCGCCACTCTGCTGTAGTGATGACAGAGCCGTATTTTACAACTAAGCCGATAGCAAATGGTCAAATTGTTAATATATCTTTTGTGAATTATAAAAACGTTCCAATACAGTTCACCAGCGACTCTGACTTTCTTGACAACCCAGCAATGTATCTAAAAATAAAAGCTCCACAATCAGTTATCAGCGAACTTGATAGGTATTTAAGCCTCAATGAAAAGAACACTGACATAATACACACACTCGTTATTAAAAACCCAAGGGCATCTGGTGTCAATGACAAGTTTAATGATGAGGCTGAGTATTATAATACATTTGGTGGTAGCATGCTGGCCCTACTACTTCGTCAGGAGTTCTGCCTTGATGATTTGATTGGTATTATTGGCGGGATTGGTAGTACCGACGGTCATCATAAAGAGTTTTATATGCTGGCCCCTGGCGAATATTTCGAGCAGTATACCAATGACAGAATGAAAATTTGCGGCATGGGATTTGTGTGTCGAACTACCATTGATGATTCAGGGAACATATTACCTACAACGAACAATTCTGGAAGTGAATTCTTACATGTCTATTGTACAAACTACACCCCAATCAGCGCTCCGCCTCCTGGCGGCGGTGCTTTTGCTTCAATTGATAATGAGATTAAAGAGATTATTACGGACAGCGGTATCGTAGCAGAGTATCGTGACAATGAAGACTTCAAACCTATGATTAAACTGCCTGGCATCAATGGTTATATAAAAATTCTTGAGCGCAATCCACATTTTAAGGTGACTCGGGCTAAAGACGGAGACCATGAGATTGTTTATAATGTCGAGTTCCCATTCTGTCCCGGTTCATTCGTTGAACGCCAGACGATGAGTTTCAGCAGCGACCACCCGACAAGGCCGGTGCAGATATTATATAAAGCCGACTATATTAATGCCGGCTCATGGGCCCCAAGTGTCGTTGGTGAATATAAAAGGTATGATGACACGAACGACCGGTATGCGCCGTATGGAGATGACTCGTTTAACCCTCACCAGGTTCTTCGTCAGACGTCTGTGGATAATGATGTTACAATAATCGGTGAAGGATATTTTACTGATTATTTATTTGCACAATATGTAGACACGACATCCAATCTCGGCAAAGCTGATTTCCATAATGAGATAATACAATATCCGGACCACCTTATATGGGAAAAGTTTGACTACCATCTGTTGAGTCTTTTAAAACCTCGTGGATCCAGCGTGGAAACTGGATTTGATTTTAGAAGGCATGGTTTGTATAACCTGTCTGTTGTTGAGCCAAGGGTTACGGTTGGAGAGTTTTATCTGCCGTATTTTTCGAGTGATTTAAAAATAATGTCACTTGCTGATAATCGGCAGTGGAATTTTGATAAGAATAAATACATTTCATTTATTAACAGAGAGAATCCTGCATACATTTTTGAAATGAATGTTTCAGTATTGTTTGAAGACTTTAAAAAATATCAGGCGCAGTATGGAGCAATACCAGATGTAAAACGATGGCTTTATGGCTACTTTTCAGGATTTGCCCATATGGTTGCTACAAATCAAGATGATGAGCCGACAAGGAGCGAGACAACCGTTGAAGACGAGGTGGCGCAACTTACAACACAAGACGCCCAATCAAATATTGCTATTGAAATATTTGACCACGAATCTGATGTTGGAAATGGTTATGGTGGCAATTGGCGGCCGCTTTCAGTCATATCGTCTGATAGTAATAAGGTTTCTGGCGATCTTATTGTTGACAACCTGTTTGTTTGGAATAATGGTGGAGATGTAGTTAATGAGTTCGATGATATATACCGGTTTTTTATTACACGCGCCGGTATTGAACAGCCAGGGTTTCCACCAGATTTTGATATTAACATTCTGGACGATAAGTCTAATCTTGTTCTGGCTGACACATATCATAATAAAAATTATCATATAGTGCATATTGTTCACTGGGTAGAAATAGAAGGTATTGACTTTTTTAGAGTATGGGCAAGGCCATTAGCTTCTGATGACACATTGTTTACTGATGGGGTGACAATGTTCGACCCTGCAGAGTGGCCTGACACATCGCCGTTAGCAATATACAAACCTAAAAAGCAATTGAGCAAAAGTCCGAATTTCAATATGTCTACCAGCACGCCATCGTCTGAAGATGTGCAGGAATTCTCAACACGGTACATTGATATCAGATCAGAAGAAGGAACTGGTGGAATCCCAGACCTTCAACGCTACATCAGTGAAGAAAAGATATTTTTCAGAGTTCGAGTGTATAAGTACAGTGATTATCCAGTTAATTACATAGATGAAGATGAAAGTGACATTCAATATATTGGTGATGTTAGTGGTGGTGAATCGGTAAATTTCCCATGGCAGGATGTTGCTGAATTCGATACTGCGTTCAATTGGGGTAAGATAAATATTTACGAACGGATAAAAAAGTTTGGAGCCACTTATTTCAAATGCGCTTCTAAGTGATTGATTGATTAAACCCAATATTGTATATTGAATATATACATGGAGGATAATTAATGTCTTCAAATTTAAGAGCAAAACCGGTTGAGGGACATGTTACAGACAGCGCCGGAAACGTTTTGCGCAATTCTCAGATCATTGTAAAATTGGCAACTCCTCATGGTAGTATTGCGGTTGCTTCAGTCACATCGGATGATGATGGTTATTTTCAGACCAAACCTCTTCCAAATGGCGTGTATGATATTTATGAAAATGGTATTAATATAGCTCGTACCATACATTCTCCTGACAGGAGTGCTATACCATGCTTTAGGCCGGGCCGTGACAACTACGACACTTCATTATTGCTAAACTTTACTACCTTAACAGAAACAAGCTGGCCATGGCTGAATGCGTATAAATATTTCCTTCAGATTGAGCCTGAAGAGCTGGATATATCAGTATACGGTAGCTCGTATCCTATTTATCAGGAGTACAGCAACGACCCGAATGATAATGATTTATCCACCAATGCAGATCCGACAAATGAAATTTATAATATTGCCAGATTTTTTAATTTCACACCAGAATCACGGATAACAACAACGCGATTTGATATTGAATATTTTGCTCCACTCACTGCTTTGTCAAGTTATTATAAACGTATACGATGGGCTGGTGTTCCGGCTATACGCTTTTCAGCAGATTCAAAGCTTGTAGTTCCTCTTGATTACTTTTCTATCGTGGCAAGTCTGCCAAAAAGGACTTCAAATTATGAAGAAGAGGACGGTATAGCAATTGAAAACACTGGGATTTCCAAAGTTAAATTGCTGAAAGAGACATCAGAATTTGCTGATTTTGAAACTCATGTAACTAATACTTTGATTGGAGATATTGTCAAAGTTACTGTAATGGGGGCATCTGGAGAAGAGGGCCCTGAATATTTTTACGGAGTAGTTGTTGCTGTTGATAATATTACTGATGAGGGGTGGAACCTGACTTTAGAGAGATGGCTATCATCTCGGTTTATTAGCAATCTTGATCTTAGTGGATTGACCAATCCTTATGTGATAAGGGTTGAATCATTTGACGGCATGTTTCCTGGCATTGTTGATATCAATGACGATGTTAATGAAAGATTTTCAGTTGTAGAAAATATCAATGCTCAGAATAATGTTCCTGAGTTATATAATTATAATAGTCAGGGAGAGTTAGTACCTCCCCCTGAATAACTGGGTGGCTCTAAATTAAGGAGGGTGTTATGAACAAAGATGATTTTATGAAGCTTCCAATTGAGAAGCGGAGACTGATTGCCGTATCGCATTTGGTACGGGAGAAGAGCGAACGTCCTGAAGATACAGCTAAACTGTTCCAGAAACTTGAAACCACAGAGAGGGCTGCAGCTCAAACAAATTCTGCCATTCAACAGGCTGAGGCTTCGCTAAATGAACTAAGTAGCAATTTTATGAGGACTATTGGTTCTTTACAGACCATTACCGAATTAATTGCTGAAATGTTGCCTGAAGAAAAAATAGACGAGTGGTGTGCAAAGTATGTTCCGCCAAAAAATGTGCCGAATATGCCAACCATGCCATCGATGCCGGGCGGTGGAAAAATTATTCAGCCTGGGCCATCTGATATGGCTGGTATAACGTCTAAACAAAATCAATAGGACTTTACATGAAACGACTAAACGTCAGATATGCTTTAAAACAGAGGATGAACGAGCTGCTTGGCTCAGACACTGAAGCAGATGTTGATGGTATACCTGGGATAACCGCATGGTCTATTCAAGCTGCTATGCTGTCAAATTTACGAAGAATTGTCAGCGCGTTAGCAAATGGTACTATTGGCAGGCCGATTAAAGGTTTGTGGATCACAGACGCTCCCGCTGCAGGGCTTGGGTATTCAATCGGTGATGGTTTCGGGTTCACGCCAAATGGTGATGTTATTGTCCTTGAAACAGCAATTTCTCATACTATATCTGAAGGTAGTGATGGTGATAAACACATCTACTTAAAGCATAAGATGGGCGTGGTTGATGGCGACCTGTATGATGATGGAAGGAAAACCGGTTTTATCGGCAAAGCTGGTCTTGAGGATATTGTGTATGATGATTTTGCAGCATCTAAAAAAGACACTGTATCTGCATTTGCTGGTGAAATTGTTGTCGAAGAGAGTGGTCCAATATCACATAATGATTATGTCTATCTTGGATATATCACCGTCGAAAGCAATGAAATTACTTCAGTAACCAATAATCCTGCTCGCGGATTTGGTCCAAATGATGACTCTGGTAAATTTATGATGCCAGGCATTCGTGTTACCGGAGAATCGGTGTTTGAGGCCCCAGTTACTTTCAGCGAGCTTGTTTCGCTCAATATGGCATTGACGGATATCGAGAGCTCTGGAACAGCCACATTGAATGATGTCATTGTTAATGGTGAGCTTGCGATTGGTGTTACTGGAAAAATAAGCGTAGATGGGTCTGATGGCATTGATGCAAATGTTCAGGTTAGAGATGCTGCTGGAACAGGCACAATCACATTGCAATTCAAAGGTGGCATTCTGTACGGAACCACTGTACCATAATAGATAAAGGAGCGTATTATGAAATATGCGTTGAGGAATGAATTTCCAATTGACAACCCAGGTCATATCAAAACAGCCATGGCCTACTTTGATAAATACCTGAAGAGGTTTAATCCAGTTGACCGCGCCGTTATTGCATCAAATATTGAGAAGCGGGCGCATGAGCTTGGTATTAATTTGGACAGCGACTGGGTGACCAATTATTCCAGAATGTTCAAAAAGGAAGCTGCTATATCTCCAGACTTTGAACGGAACATGGTGCTGAGAAAGGACGCATGCGTCAAAGGTGATTTGAAAATTAGTATCGATAACAAATCATATAGCGCCGCTGAAATGTTGGACAAGATTGCCGCCCTTAAGGAGAACACTCCTGGTAAGGCTATTGTCACTGCTCTTATGGAGTTTGATAAAAAGGCAAATCTTGAGCATCATTATGATAATGATATTATCGACCCGGTGCTTACCGTGTATGGCTGTTTGCGCGATCCTGAGTTTGATGCTGTCAAGGTTGCGGCTGACATCACAAACTATAAGGCTATTCAACTATCACGTAGTCAGGATGCAATAAATAAGATTGCCAAAAAATTCGGCGATGAGTTTGCACAGGAATTCAAGCAGAACCCGATTGAGAAGCTCGGTTCACTAAAAGACCCTGAGTTAAGCTTATTTACTGAAGCTGTACTATAACAGGACAGAGTATGCAGAATGAAACTTACCAGACCGGTCTAACTGTTGGGTTATCAAAGATAGCTCAACAGGCAGATCCGGTTAGTTTAAAACGCTCTTTCTTTGCTGGTTTTGACCCGACGGGAACAGCAACCTTTGACCTGTCTCAAAGAGCGAGGCGACATGGCGCCCATCTCGCATCTGGGTTTGCTGGCGGAATTGTTGGTGGCGCTACCATTCTACCTTCTGCTGTAACTGGCGCAATGGGCGCTGTGAGCGGATTTTCAAAAATGAAAGGTGGAGTTGGGGCCAGGCTTCTTGGTGGATTGGCCGGTTTTGCCAGGGGTGCTGTTATGCCTTATAAGCAACTTTACCATGGCACCAAAGCGTTAAAGGTGTTAAAGGGTAAGGGGCCTATTACTGAGGCGGCTGCCAAATCGATACATAAAGCCCTTGGCCTTAAAGGCGGAGAAAAAGCAATTACGAGCGCACCGGTGCGTCAGTTAATTAGATTCGGCAGACACACCGTGCCAGGCAAAGGTGTAACCAGCCTACTTGCAAAACAGACTGGTGGGGCATATGCTGGTATTGGGGCCGGCGCAGCATTAGGAGCTGGGTCGTCAGTACTGCAGTATATGCAAGGCAAGAAGATTGGCGACGAACGCCGACAGTACTGGAGTGATAGAAGGGCGTAATGGAAAAGCTATCTTCACAATTACGAGACGCTATTATTCTCGGTGATACTGATCGTGTCAACGAGATTAAGAGTAAAATTGCATCGAAACAGGAGATTAAAAAAGAGGCTCAAAACAATACCATTCGTATCAATACGATACTTAATGACGAAAAAGCCTCTGCAATTAAAATATACGACTTTCTGAACAAAGTATTTGGGGAGAGTTGGTGGGAATGGGAGTTTGCAACTATTGAACGGATACTGTGGATTAAATACGGTACCGCCCTTGAAGATATCAACCGTGATAAAATCTTTGCAATACGGCACACCTGTCGAAGCGACGGGCCGTTTTATGACTGGTTTGAATTTAACCAGGTCGCCCTGTCATTCTCCGGGAGTATTGCTGACTTTGAGTATTTAAGAAGCCCCTCGCCGGGGATGGTTATAAATGCCGTAAAAACACTCAACCATATAAGGCCAGACAGGAAGGGTGTTTTCAGTAACGATGTTCTTAAATATATGAGCATATGCCTTATTAATGATGGTGTTTATTCACCTCCACCTTCTCTGGTTTTTCTTGTTAAGGATGTTATGAAAGAGATGGTTGAGAAGTCAACATCTTCAAATTGGCTTTCTATAATGAAGCGATACAATAAATTTAAGCACAGTATGTATTCGAGCGTGGGTGAAAATTTAGTTGACATCCAGGCTAAAAGGTTGTTAAAGGCCGAAAAAGCAGCTTCGGCATATGCTACTTAAAAAGGGATATTAATATGGCAAATGAAGGATTGGCAGGGCCTGGTATAGCACTACCGTCAGCTGGAACCAATGCGAGTAGTACCAGGGTTGCATTTACAAGGGGTTCGTTAAAATACGATTCTCCGTTTATAGACATGACCAGCACGTTTTTGCCAAAAAGCATTAAAGGCCTGCTCAGATTTATAGCTGCCTTTATTGTCGGTGACGGTCTTGTCTCACAATGTATTACAAAGCTGGCCGAATATCCTATCACCAAACTTCTGTACAATGAGGATGAAGCTTCTGCCATTAAGGATGATAGACAGTCTGAAAAGTGGGTTGACATCTTAGAAAAGCGCCTGAAGATAATACGCTCAATGAAGCAGGCTGGTATGGATTACTACGGCTATGGTAACAGTGTCATATCTATCAACTGGCCTTTTAAAAGATGGTTCGAATGTAAAAGCTGTAAGAAAGAGTTTGCTGCTGACTCAATTAAATACGAATTCAAAAATTATAAATTTAAAGCAAAATGCCCTAAATGTGGGACACATGGTATTGTTGGCGTAAGAGATAAGAATACCAAAGAGCTTAGCAAGCTGCATTTGATTCACTGGGATTTGCTGTGTATGGATATTAAATACAATAGTATTACCGGTGACCATTTCTATTTCTATTCAGTTCCAAAACAATTGGCAACTGCAATCAAACGAGGCGATAAAGATATTGTCGGCTCAACACGCCTTGAAATAATTGAGGCAGTTAAAAAGCGTAAACAGCTCAAGATAATGGCTGACAACATATTTCATCTCAAAAGACCGGCTCCACAATATCTGATACCATCAGAGCGTGGGTGGGGCATACCGGTTGTCATGCCTGTGATGAAAGACATATTCCACATTAAGATTCTGAAAAAAGGTAATGAGATGATTGCCTTTGACCACATCGTACCTTTAAGAGTTTTGTTTCCACAGGGTACTGGTGACGTGAGCCCCCATGCAACGATTAATCTGGCCGGGTGGCGCAATAAAATTGAAGATGAAATCAGACAGTGGAAGGCTGACCCGAACCATATATCAGTAGTGCCGCTTCCAATAGGCGTTGCCAATTTCAGCGGTGATGCGAAGATGCTTCTGGTTACTCCGGAGATTAAAGCAACTGAGGATGCTATAATTACCGGTATAGGTATTATTCCGGAGATTATCCGCGGTGGCGCATCCTGGTCCGGTAGCAATGTTTCGTTAAGGGTTGTTGAAAATAGCTTCCTGAATCATCGTAATGATATACATGAGCTTCTTGAGTGGATTATTGAAAACATATCACGATACTTTGATATACCGCCTATTGATGTAAAAATGTCTGACTTTAAAATGGCTGACGATATACAGAAGAAGCAGCTTATGGTTAATGCTGCTCTCGGCTCTGCAGCCAAGACCTTAATATCGAAAACAACAACTATTAAAGAGCTTGGCTTCGATCCGGAGCAGGAGTTCGAAAATAAAACGAAAGAGCTTCGCCAGATACTGGAACTTCTTATTGAAGAGGTTGAAGGAGAGGCTACAGCCCAGGGTGCCGGTGCAGTTATTAACGCAATGTACTCTGCTGATGCCGAGGCATCCCATAAAGACAGGCTTGAAATACATGACCGTGAAGCGCAGCAGAAGCGTGATGATGCCACAAGAGGTATGGAGGAAGAACGTGCTGTTGAGGTCTCAAAAGAAATTGATGCGGCTGGTGAAAAGAAGGGTGTTCCTGCCGGAACAGTCACTTTACCTAATTTGATTATGCTGCTGACGCACCGGTTCTCAATTCTTGCTAAGACTGACAAAGAAGAGTTTAAGATGCGCATGCTTCTTATGAAGAACTCCATGCCTGAAGCATATGCGGTGGTGTATAACAATCTGAAGGAAATGAATCTTATTGAAGCTGATCTGACGCCAAATATTGAAACGGCACAGCAGTACACACCAGGCGAGCTACCATCATATATGCAGGGCGAGACTCATTCCGAAACTCCTCCGAATATCGCTGAGCTTGGGCCAGATTCATCATCTGTAAACAAAGGCTCATACAATAAGCCGCTGCCCGAAGCAAGGCCACCGGTATCAGATAAAGCACCGATATAGACTGTGGGGTAAGAGCCACCCAAAACCCTCACCTCATAGTCCGCCGAGCCCGGTCTGATGATCGGGTTTGTGCGTGATAGCTAAAAAAAAAGAGTTGGGCACATCTCTTCTACTTTGCGTTTCGTTACTCTACTTCTGTTGCTCCTTCCATGCTTCCTATTTCCGTTGTTCCTTCAATGCTTTCACTACTTTGCGTTTCATTCGATGTGTACCTTATACCATTACTGACTAAGGCTACCAACCCTGTTATAATTATACCAGATTACTGAGAATAATAACTAAAAAAAATGGGCGCAATGTACTGACACAATGCGCCCATCCCTACGTCTCGGTTCCTCTAAAACCGTGATTTCGTTGAGCTCTGCTTCTCCGCGGCTCACCACTGGAGTAGGTGACACTGATTTTAGATGAAAATTCTTTATTTAGAAAATAAAGATATCAATGTTGTAATTACAAATATAATATCAAAATAACGCTCGGCACTGGTAGCTAAAAACACGCCCCCCAACGGGGGCAGCACTCTAAAAAAATTAGGTGTGTGCTTTAGATACGTGTGCCGTATCTGCCTCTTCCTGTCGCAAGGAGTGTTTTACGAACTTGAATGACAATTCTTCAAGAGAATTACCACTAAAATACTCCTTTTCATTTTCATCATAAATCGTAAACCTTTCGCTTCCATTACAGTCAATATAATATTCTGTACCCGAGTGCGTTATAATGGATAGTGTTTTGTTTAGATTATTTTCATTAGTTTTTTCTACTTTTTCATTGTCCCCCGATTCTTTTCTCGGGATATATGTGCACCTTAAAGAATCAATCCGATGCACTGGAATTAAATCAACCTGGACCTCACCAGTTTCGTTTACGCGCTGAAAAACACGTAAAGTTTTCATGTCTAATATACGCTCCTTTCTGTTAAAATGATAGGAGGGGAATAGCTCCCCTCCCTTTATGATAACGCTACCATCTGTTACCTTTTACCTTTTGCGACAGAATTATGTTCACGGCCCTGTCGCCCGCCGGCTTTTTTAACACGAAATCCTCATCCTGCTTGATATGATTAATACGATACTCATAAGCAGGAGAACCATCCGCTTTATAATACGCTTTGCGCTCATCTTCAGGCATCTGGTCAATAACATCCTTGATCGTCATACCTTCTTCGGCGCCCATCGATTTTATTCCACCACCGGAACCCATCTTGATGAGTTTTACCTCAAACGGGTCACCGTCCTGGTTTCCTTTTACTTTTTTACCGACGAATACCTTATCGCCATCTTCAAGTTCTGTATCCGGATCTACATCCTCTCCGCGCCTGGTGACTTTACAGTCATCGGGAAATTCCTCACCACAGGCGTCGAACAATCCCTGTACGGTAGGGTCATCGGATATCTCAACTTCCTGTACATCCGAGCCCATTTTGATAAGCTTACAACAAACCACGACTATATGATTTCCTTTCTTTTGTTGTAATTAATGTCGTTAATTAAGGTTGTTGTATGAATTGAGGCTCTATGTCCTCGTTGAAGTTCCTGTAGTAGAAACTATCAGGGTAAAGGGAAAAATGAACCTCATTCCATATCTTGGACTGTTCAGATTTTTCACTGTCAGCCCCGTAGTGCGCATTAAAATGCTGTACAACCCTCCCACATGCCATACTGGCCAAAAATGTCACGGTCGTAATAATTGACGCGCTCGCGCCACATGCACTACTATCTGCTTCTTCATCGGAATATAAAGTTTTTTTCCATTCTTCTGCTTGTTCACCGTCATGAGGATTGAATGCGTAGACCCGACCGTCTCGCAATCCCATCCTCGTTTCTATGACGAGGTCTGTATCAAAGGAAAACTTTAAGCATTTATCAAAAATCTCCTCACGAGATTTCATGGTATCTGTAAGCAGAAACACATATGTCGAGCGCACACTCTGTTGATCAGTAATATACTCATTGTGCACTTCAATTTCAAAGCCGCATTTTCGAAGAATCACTTCTTTAAGAGCTTCTACTTTTGGCATTCCAATATGCGAAGGTTCATAAATCTGGTTTGCCAGATTATGCTCCTCTACTTTGTCACCATCAAATACTTTTAAAGTTCCCTGTCCGTGCGGGGAATTTCCCCATCCTAATTGTGCTAATATAAAAGCAACGTAGCTTCCGGTTGCACCGGCCCCAACCAGTGCAATTGATTTATTTTTAATTTGCTTCGGGTCAAGCAAATCTATTTGTCTTATATAATCCATATTATCCTCCGGATCCAGATTGTGTTTCAAATTCCTCAATCTGCTTCTCAACGTCAGTCATTAAAGTGGCGATTTCAGCTTCACTAAGAATACTGTCTGAGCTGTCATCATCCTCTTGTTTCTTATTAACTTTTGTAGTAGTAACGTTGGTGCTTCCGCTATAGTCAAACAGGTTTCCCTGCTGATGACCATGGTGATAACTATGGCTTCCTGATCGGCAGTGATATTGCCGTGTAGGTATGTTTTTCTCTTTGAGCTTCTTTACTTTCTGCTCTATCTCTTCCATTTCCTGATCGTGTTTAAATATCGAATAGACCCTTGCAATTACGTCATACGGGTCTTCAGAATAATCAGGTGTAACAAGCTCCTTTATATCATCGAGCTTTTGTATCATTGCATTTTTGGACGCATTTTCTTCGACAGTCCATTTTATATTATCAAAGCGTATTTGATTCTGATAGTCAAAGAATGATATAGATATCTCATTGTCTGAACAGATTGCACGTATCAGATACGCTTGAGTAGAGTTCATCCTGTCAAAAGCCTGGGTTTCATCCTGACCAGACGGAGTGGTAAAACCCTGGGGATGATAATGCCCCCAGAATCTTATGAAGGGTATTTCTTCTTCACGACCTTTATCACAAAGGTACTCCATCACCTCAGTTTCACCTTCAGGCGATATTTCACATGTTCCACCATCTGCAGCACAGTGCTTCGGATAGAATATGTCACGGATGTAATAAGTGTATTCCTCCTGCTCATCAATTATGGCGTAGAATCCAACCTCAGTAGTATGAGCCTCTATTAACGCACGAATCCACTTCAAAGCTGTTACGCTGAAAATAATATTCGGAGCAACCTTTTTCTCCTGAGTAAACAGCCTGTAGGTGACCTTTCTGTCATCTGGTTTAAAATCCATTAAGGATCAACCTCTTCAGCTATTTTCCAGTTCTTCATATGCGCTCCCCAGCTGTCAGATTCATTAGGACTTGTGAGGAATCTGAGTAAGCTTTCAGCGATATATTCAAGGTTACGTTCAACGAACGCCTCAAACAGAAAGTCGTATGTATTACCAATACATTTTGAGCCGTTAGAATCCACATGGCCACACTCCCAGATTCGTGACCCGGTGTTATACCGATGCGTCAAATTGTGAATAGTAATTACACTGTCAACGTCTGTTAAAGCTTTCGGTGAGAAAAAAGCGCTCAACGCAATACCGATACGCATTGTGCCAACAAGACGCCTTTCACCTTCAATTTCATCATCGGTGATTAGCGGCTCAGTGATAATAATAATCTGCTTATCAGTAAAGTAAACATCATTAATGAGCTTATGCCTTTTAACCTCTTCAATCTGATCAATAATACTCTTGATAATCGGGTGCTCCTGGACATCGTGCTCCATCAGCTTGATGTTCCGCTTCATTATCAACAACTCACGAAACATTTTGTCAAACTGATTTTTAGTTTCGAGAAGCTGTTTTGCGCGGTTTGTCGAATCGTCTTCCAGCAGTCGTGCAATTGCTGCATACACTGATTCACGCTCAATCTTAATATCAGCAGGTATGTCGGACGGGCCAATCATACCAGAGTCAAGCTTAATAGCAAGGTCTGCTGGCGGGTCAACGGTGTCATCTTCCTCAACCGCCTCTTCAGTAGGTACCCCTGGCGCTGGCGCTTCATCATCAGCTTCTTCAACCGGCATCTCAGCAGCTTCAGCACGTACAGCCTCTTCTGGTGCCGCGTCAGCCTGGTTAGCAGCTTCAGCTGGCTCATCAGCATCTTCACAACGTCTCACCTGCACCTCATCTTCATCCTGCGTATCTTCTTCCATAACTCTTAAGGAAATCCGTGTTGTATTACGGTGCCTGCTTATGCGTAGCGGCGTTTCCGGATTTGGGCGCGACCCGTTCGATAACAATCTGATCGCACTCCTTTCGTCTTCTGGCAACACTTTTAATTGAAGACTGCCATCGGCTCCCTGGTCGATTTCTCTAATTAAATCGTATACACGATCTGGTATAGCATCGACAGTATAACCGACTTCTTTGTTAATGTGGATAGTGACCACTTGGTTATAAACCTCCTTTACTATGTATGCACTGGAATTAAATTAGCAAACTGTTCGTCAAATTTCTTTTCAGCCTCTACGAGCTTATGAATCTTTTCATACCTGGTGGCGTCATCTGTCATATTACCATTCAACGCGGTATCGGCAGCAACTTCAGGCCATTTGTTAACCTGTTCACCAGCACTGTCGGCTGTATTTGCTTCACTGAGAAACAGTATTATTTGATATACAAGTTCAAACATATTGCGGCGCTTATACGCATCAGTCATTCCGGTCGCAAGATTACCATGGCAGATGTGACCGTCATGCCATACATGGGGCGCCTGCATTGCCTGAGAAAATGCATCAATCTGATATTTAGTGTTCTTGATATTGACAGTTTTACCGACATCATATTCGTTGCTGTGCATGCCGATCGCTATCTGGAATGTTCCAATGTCATGCCATCTGTCTGTCCGCTCATCCTGAACATAGATGTTATGGGTATAAACATACACCACATTGTCACGCACCACAATAGAGCTCACCTTGTCAATCGCAAGAGTTTCATCATAATTGCTCTGAGCCTTATCACGCTCATCCTGCATAAATTTACTTTCATCGAAGTATGAAATCTGTTCATGGAACTTCTGGAAAATCTTCGCATGCTCCATGGCTTTAGCAAGATGTTCCTTATACTTCTTACGGTGTTCATCACGCTTTTTCTTAAGCTCATCAATAATAATTTTGGAGTTACTGACGCTAAATTTAACATAGTCCTCCCGATTGTCAGTATGCATCTGTTCAAGATATGCATTATCAATTTCCTGAAGCGCTTCATAAGACAGGCTGTGATTATACCGTCTGGTAAACTCAGAAAGAGAAGTTTTGTAGAAATCCGTCTTGCTGAAATCAACCATACAGTATACAATACATCTATCCTTTAGCGCCCATACCACATTGGTAGCAGTGTCTTTGTACACCTCGTCATATTTATATAAAGAGGTATTCTGACGCTTAGCAAGTATCTCATCAACCTGCTTATTCTTTTCTTCATCGGTCAGGTCTTTATCTTTCCTTATCATCTCGATTTTTAAATTGTCATCACCATCGCTTGTAGGAGCATACAGTTCTGAAACATTATGACCGAAACATATCATGCTTTTGTGGGTATTATAAATAAACCCGGAAGCATATTCAGCACTGATTAAAAAAAGAGTATGATATTCTACCTGGGCCAGCTTGTAATCATTCTTCATTTCATGAATAACATAATGCGCAAGAAGTGAATTCTTAATAATGACGATATTTCTTTTAAGAGTTGTGGCGACATCGTCTACAGCACGCTTAATACCTGAATTCATAGAATGGCCAATTGATAAAATATGAAAGCCTTCACACGTATAATCATCATACACTTCAGCGCTTTTTTTACGAGCAATTATATTAATAAACTCGTCGATTTTCTGCTGCTGTTTACTGATTTTTGGCTCTTCTTTTTTCTTGGGCTCTTCTTTCTTTTCCTGCTGAGCTGCCTCGCCTGCCACCTCGGCCGGAACAGCTTCACCGGTTCCAGTTGCCTGTACCGCCTCCTGTGTGGGCTGGTTTGGCTGTGGGTTTAATATTTCAGATATTTTTACTTTAATATTATCAATATTAAATCGTGCGCCACTTGGCCCCATGGACTTTACAGCCTCATACTGTGAAACTGCTTTTGCATCTTCGCCGGTAATTTCATCGAGAATCTCGTCATCTGACCAATAGATATGTATAATAGTTCTCATATCCATTACAGTTGAGTTAACAATAATAGGCGTATACTGTGGTGCTGCATTACTCAATTGCTCCCACAATTTAGCCAACACGTTCATTATTTTATTGAACCCCACATGGTCAACGGCCGCAACGGTCTTGCCGCTTTCCAACGGGTAGTTCATTATCTCAACGCCGACTGATTCAGCAATCCATAATTCAACGAACCCGTAAGTATCATTCATTTGCTATATGCACCTTCCTTTCGAAAAATAATTATCCATACCATTATAGTTATTCCATAATCAATATCGTGATAACATTAATTTTGTTCATTGTGCGCCTTAATAACATTATCGCGGGTCAAGTTAAGCTTCTTCTTGAGCGCCACCCATTCTTCTATGGAGTGGCACACAAAAGCATTTACACCGCAGCTATTTAATTTGGCTATTTTAACTTTCTGGAGTTTTCTAACGACTCCTTTTTTCTTTTTCGCTTCTATAAAAATTGCGCCGGTGAGGCAAGTCGTAAAAAAAATGTCGGGCTCACCGGCGTCACTTGCTTTCATTATTTTGAACACTTCGCAATACTGGTCGTATGAACGTAAGTCGCCCAGTATTATATCTTGGACTTTCTTTTCATTTTTTGCCATGTCTCAATCACCCATTTCGCTGCTTTTATCAGCATGTAATAAGTTCTGTATCTACCGTTTTTGTCCCGTGGCTGCTTGAACCCCATTACTGGCCACTTTCTATTAAGTAATAAGAATCATCACTGAATGGTATAAATATGCTTCTGTGCGGTTGGTTAAGAGATTGCCATATCCATCCGCCAGGAACTTTGATTATTTTATTGTGTTTATCAACCTCGGCAGACTCACCCAGCTGAAGTCTGTAAAATCGATGTGCCGTTGCGACACTTTCTTTACTCGGCTGTGACACATATTGCCTTAATGGCTCATACTTTTTACGAGCAACTTCCACCCATTCCGTAATTTTGCGCTCTATCCACTTTTTTCTTTCTAACAGATTAAGCATAGAAGGAGGGGCGTTGTCTCTCCTAAATGCTTCTTCAGCCGCCACCTCAAGGGTCAGCTTCAGCGCTGCGTTATTGTTTATCAGATCCATCGGTTACCCTCCGTGATTTAATAATTCGATTAATTGATTGTTGAGACAGGCCAATGCGTTTAGATATATCATGCACTGTCATGCCCTGGTCATACAGTTTAATCGCAGAATTATTACGTTCAGGTATCCTCTCAAGCCTTGATGGTACTCCTAACTTTTTTCTTTGTTGCTGTACACTTTGTCGGGTTACACCGAGGTGCCTTGCTATTGCGGCGTCTGACCCATAATTATCCATCATATATTCCATTTGCTGTCTTGTAAATCTTTTGTTTGCCAAGGAACCTCCTTTAAAAAGGTGGAAGGAGGGGCTTGCGCCCCATCCCCCCTTAATATTACTACGTCCTCTTATGCAAATAATGATGCTTCAAGCCATCATGAATTACCTTCAGACGTTTATACTGCATTCCACCGCTTGCCTGTGCTCGTAAATATTTCGCAACATTACGCCGCTCGGGGGAGTCAGCATGTTGCTCAATAATATTTACACAGGTATTTGCAGCGATATTTTCATGCCGCTGCTGGGCAATCCGCGGATACAACCATCGAACTGCTCGATTGGGTGTCATGTGCTTTTCAAGGACATATCCCAGCCCGGATGCTCCATATACCGCTTCACCAGGCTTACCCTCCTTGGATGCAAAGTTCTTATTTAGCCAGGTCTTTGTATTTGTAATCACAGACGGGCTAAACTCATACTCGCCTGACCTGTCTCTGATAAGCTTCTTTAAAAGGCGATCTGCCTCTTTAGCGTTTGGAGCCATATACACCGTCAACATGTCATCAAGAGTCATGGTTAGGCGTACAGGTTTTTTCCATAAGAATATAATATTCCTTGCGTCTTTGCGCACAATACCATCGTGTAGCAATCGAGAACTGATTTCCGGGTTTGCCTCAATTCTACGGTGGATTTCAAACCTCAATTCCTTTGGGAATTTAGGCCTTACAGGTGAAACTTTAGGTTTTGCCATTAGATTTTAAATCTCCTATCCGACAGCTTCGGCACTCATTACCATGTCGAGCTGACTGGCTATTGAATCAAGCGTGTTCAATTGATTAATACAGGCTTTGAATAGCTCCATTGTTTCACCGTACTGCTTATTCAGCCTGTTGTTTATTTCCTGCAACATCATATCTGATGCGCTGTTACTGTGACTTTCGGCACCGGATTTTTCGGCAACCATGTCAGCAATTTTCTGAAGGTGCTTGTCAGTTAATATTTCAGTGAAATTTTCTTTCGTTGTTGGGCTCTTTTTCGGGCTTTGCTTGGCCGCTTTTCTTTGCTTCCTGATTTTCGCATGCGTTTCATTAAGAATAGTCTCGGCAAGCTTTAAATTTAATGCAAGGCCGTTCCAATGATACGGCTTCCCGTGACCCTTTCTTGAAACCGCGCCGTGCTTACGCAGAATCGGTCCCATAGTTACGTTGCGCAGAGTCTTCTCGCACATTTTAGAGAAATCCCTTATATTGCCCTTGTCAACTTTTGCCTTTACTCTTTTCAGGCGTTGCAGGACGATTTTAGGGGTTAATGTTTTTGTTGAGTGGTTGGCCATAATCGGCCTCCTTTCTTAAAAGAAAAAAGGGCCGCATTGCTGCAGCCCTCCGTGAATAGTAATTTGATAGAAAATTTATATTTTAAAACTATCTGGTTTCTTCAATATCCTTGACCATTGAGATAGCGTCAGTGATAAATCGACCTTCTTATCAATTGCTTTGAGTATAATCTCGTCAATAGTTTTTCTGACAGCCAACTCAATAGTGGTAACACTACTGGTTTGGCCCTTTCTGTGTTGTCTTCCCTCGGCCTGGTCTTTATCTACATAGGAGTACGAGTTGTTAAAGAATACAGCGTAATTGCTAAATTGTATATTGTGACCATGCCCCATTTTCCCAGGGTTACCAATCATCCAGTTATACTGGTCTTCTTTAAATCTTTGAATTTGTTCGAAGGCGTTATCTTTCTCATAACACGTTAAAACCCGTTCATGGCCGAACGCCTCGCCAACTTTCTTTTTTATGAGTGATATTGCCGGAACATAAGTGCTCCAAACAATAACTTTTCTGTCGATGGGTATATTGTTTAATGTTTGTATTAACAATCTCAGCTTTGGATTTTCATTCAGATAGATGACATTTCTGTGTGTCTTGGTCTTTCCGTCATCGTCAACAAACTTACGAGTGTTGATATAAAACCCTGAAGCTATTTGTCTTAATTTCTCAGTGAGAACCAGTGCGTTATTTGCTGTAATAGTGCCTGAACAGCTCATATTACATTTACCCTTCATGTCACAATGGTCGCACATATTATCAATCATTGTGACAAGGTCTGATTTCATTTCGGTGTACATCTTTTTCTGACCTGGTTCCATATCACATGTATGCGTTTCACGTATTAATGGAGGAAGGTCAAGGCACTCTTCTTTTCTGAATCGCACTGATATGCTGCCTATTATTTTGCTTACCTTCTCTACAGAGCCGTGGTTCGGCTTCCATATATGACCATCTGGGTCAACGGTATGCATAAATTCTTTCCGGAATGACCAGTACTTCGCAAACGGCACAGTGTCAGGGCCAAGGAATCGATACGGCATATAAAATGACATCAGATTATTAGCCGTCAGAGTTCCTGTAAGTACGTGCTTGTATTTACAGAACTCAAACTTTTTAACAATCTCTTTCGTCTGCCTTGAGCTGGGGCTTCCTATCCTATGCGCCTCATCAAGAACAACCATATCAAAATAGTCGTCAGGAGTCACAGACAGGACGCTGAACATCTGCTCGTAGTTTCCTATGTATATATCGTAATCAATGTTTTTCTTTTGAATGGTGTACTTTTTATTGATTACCTTATCAGCCTGTGCTTTTCCTTTTAGAATCACCCCGGTTAAATGAGGAACCTGCAACTTCATCTCTGCAAGCACGTTTGGTTTTAAATCTGACATTGTAATAATCAACGCTTTTTTTACTTGTCCGCGCTTTATTCTATTGTCAATAGCCCACAGGTATGGGCCTGTCTTACATGTGCCACAGTCAGCTATAACAGCGCTGACATCTGGGTATGCTATACAGTTGTACATTATCTTTTGATGCTCAAGTGGGTCATAGACGCCTTTGCAATCATATTCAAATTTAATCACTTGACCGTATTGGCTTTTAATCTTTCTTATAATTTCGCGCCGTTTAATCGTGTTGGCTACTACTTGGTCAATGAGCTGTTTAACGCCTTTGCCCCATTCGATACCATAGTTTTGAAATCTGTATATCTTGGTACCGGATCTGAGCGGAATAGATATTTTGTTGACACGAAATATCTTTTTTCCGCTCATATGTTCTTTCATTGTTTCGAGAAGCGCCCTGTCATCACATCCGATGACAAGGTTATTCTTGTCAAGAACTTCGACAACCACAGTCCCTCCTATACCCAGTTAAAGAATCCGGTCTTTATGACATTGTTCTGTACAATGCCGACAAATTGAAGGGTTTTGTCACCACTCCAACTTTTAATATCCACAGTGAACCTGAACTCTGTGCCGCCATTTGCAGCAGGCTCTTCTTTATATTCGTTCTTTTTACGAGCATTCGCAAGCAGAGTAATGATAAATGATTTTAGATTTGAAGAAAAAAGTAATGAGTCATATCGAGACTCAGGTTTACATATATCATTATATATAACAGAGTTTTTCAAAGCAAGCTTTTCAAAACGTTCTGATATCTGCTTGAAGGCGTGTGCCGAGACTTCAACACCATACCCGCCGTCGCCATCAGGGCTGCCAAGCTCAGTCTTAAGCTCTTCCAACAATCTTATCTTATTGTGAAGCTCCCTTTCCAATGACCCGAGACCACTAAGGGTTTCGGCGTATCGTATATATATTTCAGTTAGGTCATTCTCAGCCATCTGTTACCTCCTTAAAGACTATCATTCCGTATTTACAACTATCTAATGGCAGAGTACATGCGTAGGTGTAATTATTGATATTCTTCTTATAAATTGCAAGATGTTTAATAAACTGTTCTACAGACTTCGTTCTCATATAATGGCGGCGTTTTTCAAGAAAGTAAAGCCTTTTTCTGCGACCAACAAAACTCTGGTCAACGATTGAAGCAAATAAATATCCGCTCGATAATATCGTCGGCGTGCTTCTTAAAAAAGATATTTTTAGATTTATAATTTTATGATTAACGTATTTATTCAGATAGTGGTGTGGCAGCACCAGATTGTTACCCTCTGTAAAATATGGGGTAAATTCATTTTCTAATTTTGTACTGCGTTTGCCAAGGCTGAACTTTACGGGTTTTATTCTGAACAGCTCATCCGGTTCAGGGTTTAATCGCTCAGTATAGTACCACGCCTTCTTTCCGGCGTGCGGTGTCAATTGTTTTGGTGTCCTTATCAATACCTTACCGGCGTCGAACTGGACTTTCTTATAATATTTTCCTAACGTTAATTCGTCTCCTCCGGGTGGTTTGGCTATTAGGTTTGTACCACCCGTATCATCAACAAGAAAGAAATGTACATACTCAATATTTCCTTCTACGATACGTTGATAAATCTCATCATCATCGATGACAATATTTTTCTTTTGGATAGTAAAAACATTCATAGCACCCCTTTAAAAAAGAGAATGGTGAAAACATTATTTACGACGCTTCCACCATTCGGCTATTTGGTGTATCCTTTTGTTAGTTTCATCAATTATTATAGTTTTAATGCTTCGTATAATTGATGCTGTTGCTGATCCAGTAATGATAACGATAACAATGGCCTTACGCATATACCTCCCTTTTTAAGTGAAACACCTCGGGGAGTGTTCACTTAAAAGGTTATGCGTTCAGGTAATTACCATTCTTCGCTTCTTTCTCAGTAAAAGCATCAAACTGTGATTTTGTCTTTTTCTTCGATATAGAGTCAAGCTCATCTTCATTAAACTCAAGCTTCTTTTTCTCAATCAGAGCTTTCATGGATGCGTCTGTTAAGCTGAAGAAGTTAATAAAATCCTCAACTTTGAGACCCTTCTTTAAAAGGAATTGCATTGATTTAAGAGGGAAATACTCTCTGTGCTCCTTGATATAATAATCAAGCTTTGCATGCACATCAATGTGAACCGGGTCGGCACACCCGTTAATGAAAACCTTGCATTGGTTTGTGAGCCTTTTATTTTCAGCCTTATTAGCCTCAACACGTTTCCATGCCATCTGACAATCCTCTATATCAGTAACCACGAACCGTTCAGGGTCATCGATATTGTTAATAAATCTCTTGTCAAACAACGGGCATCTACCCTCATCACCGAGAAAACAGGTGTGGCAGAATTCGTTACGTTCAGGCTCAAAAGCATTACCACCGGTTTTAAGCATTTCTGATTCAATCAACCTAATTGAGTCGTGGATCCACTGAAGCGCCTCATCGACAATCGATTTTATATCAGTGACCTCATACTCAACTGTTTTACCGAACCTCAGAAACTCTATCCTGACAATAATACGATTATAGCTTTCTCTCGGCATGAAGTAAAATATCAACAGGATATATATCTTCATCTGTATATCTTCTCTCAACTGCTGAACTGTCATCAGCTTTCTGGATGTTTTGTAATCAGTGATAACAATACAATCCTTCATGTACCCAATAACATCAAGCACGCCTCTAAAGAAGGCTTTATTGGAAAAGAAATCTGCCAGCAACTTCCAGTCTTTATCAAAGGCAAGGCGCTTTTCGGTAAGTATTATATCACCAGGAACCAGCGAAAAATCTTTGGTCTGATAAAATTTATCCATAATAAAGCGAACGTCTTTAATAATCGCAGGGTCGCTACATCTTACGCTGGTTATTGCAGCATTGATAATTTCGTTGTACGATTCCATATCAGGAATTGACGGGTTTTCATAACTGTCGGCAGGCACAACCTTGTCAAGCTCATATATCAATGCAGCAAGACCTTCCAGCCCATTGAAATACTCTTTTATCCTGTTGGGGTGCCGGTAAAAGAACCTGCCAACATGTTTAAAAGTTATTGACTCAAGCTCCACTTTTAAATCTTTAGAAGCCTCTCCCCTGAGTTCGGGAAACACCTCCAACTTTTTGATGCGACCATAGGCCGCCATTTTATTAGCAATCAGTTCCCGATAACACCACTGCCCTGACCACTCAGCCACCTTATGACATATCTTTCCAGTAGTCAGATAGTCAACATCGGGCTGCTTGGCTTTTTTGATATACTGCATATACCATTTGAACCTGCACTGGTGAAATAGGTTTATTCTTGAAAAGGAATATGCCTGGGTGGCAAATACCTGCTTGTCTCCATCTGTTGGTATAACTCCAATTTGATGGGCGGCTGTTTTAACTTTATCATCAGGCCTCTGTGCAAACAATGGTGCAGTAGCCTTACGCTCAGCCTCTTCTTCATCCATTTCTTTTAATTTGACAAAAAGCTCAATACACTTCATGACGTCGTATTCCGACCTGTGGGCCTGTTTATCGTCCCACTCTATCCCGAGCCTTTGGCAAGCTGTCTTGAGCTTATTCCCACCACGCCAGCGCTTCCTGCACATCAATAAAGTGTCTGCGGTGGCTTTGGTGTTAATGCGAAGAAATTTAATATCAAAGCCATCAATATTGTGGCCGACAACAGTTCTTCTTCCGAAGAACGCTGCTATTTTTTCACGAATTCCATCTTTAAGAAAGTATGGGCAATTCTTGACCATGTCCCAGGTGATATTATTAATCTTTGTCACCTCCGGCGGTACCATGCCGAGCATTGGCTTGCAGAGCTGGGTGATTACTTCCCCAATCTCTCCTTTGAGATTAAACTCAATAGCCGTCACCTCAATGACTTCATCGTTCTGATGATTCAGTCCTGTGGTCTCTACATCAACGCAAACGTAATCGTATTTTGCCATTTACTTTTTTGGTTCTCCTTCTACTTTGTCTTCAGGCATTTTGTCAATAGTGCTCTGTACTCTTTCAATTAGGTTTGTATAAAACTTGGCATCATCAACACTTTTGACACCTTTTAATAATTTATAAATTCCGGAGAGTAAAACCACCATCTCCACTTTGTTAAATTCTACTTTTACTTCAGTGACTTCCTTTCGTATTGCGATGCCGAAACTTTTTTCGACAGCGTCTTCCACATCGATTGCACGCTTACGATACATCGCCCTTTCTTCGCTCACCCTCTCGAGCATGATAAATAATTGTGCTATAGCGCATGTTTTCTGGCCAATCTTTTCATTCAATTTATAATTTGCCTGGTTCAGCGTTTCTATATCACGATTTGCCTCTTTAAGCTTTTCGCGGGGCACATATAATGCTATTGCTGTTGCCACCCATCCTGTTATTGCTGCAATTATTAAAAAAGTGACCATTCTACCTCCATCCGTGTACCTGGTCAAAGAGTTTAAATATGTCGGTAATTCGGTCAGGACTCAACCCATTGATATAATATTTAATATGCTGCCTTATCTTCACCCATTCAGGGTCCACAAATATTTTATCGGGCATTCCAATACCTTTAAGCGTCTCTATTAATTTATCGTAACGTGCCACCCATGGGTCTTCTATTTTCGGAATCTCTTTTACCAAAATCCCTCCTTTGATGGTATATAACTAATTTGACAATGACAATTTAAACCGTTGTTGCATAGGCCCGCTGGCACCTATCCGCTCGGATAGCGGATGGCACATCCCGCTAATAGAGCGGAATGGTGCGAGGAGGGCCGAGCAACTGAGGTTTGAAATTGAGAATCAAGTTAATTAATAAATTACAATGGCGAAACACCATCCTAATAAAAGTCTTATATACCAAAATAAATCTCCCATATCAGTGATTACAGTTTTTTATCTTAAATAACTTGATTATATCGGCTCTTTGGAGCCGTTTTTAACTATTTGCGCATCTTTAAAATGCATAGCCATAACGCAACCGTCTGCGTTGGTTGGCTCGCCAAGCCACTCAGTATCGTTTTCAAGCATTTGCTTGAGGTCAACGTTTTTATTGACTTTTACAATCATACTGAAGGTGGCTTCTAATGTGACTCTCCGCGTTCCGTCTTTGCTCGTTCCCATCGCAACTCCTTATCATGGTGTGGGCCGGGAGACCCGATTAATGCAATCTTACGAACCATATGGACCGGTTTTATAGCAATGTCCAGTTTAAGGTTTTTGCGCATCGTGAGCATAACGTTGACACCCATCGCCTCCGGTATCTTATGGTAGATTAAATCCTTATTTCCAATAAAACTTTTACACTTAACGTCAAGTTGGCTCCTGACACCATTCTGCCAGTATAACACGCACCTGCATTGACGCTCTGACCACTCTGGGTGCTTCTTTTTCATTTTGTCGGCGAATTCGCCAATATTAAATTCAACAATAGCAAACCAGTGTGGCTTGGTTAAATCATAATATTCACCCACTTTTGGAAAGCAGCATTTATTAGGATAATTAGGGCACCCCTTCGGGTGTCCTGGGTATGGAAGCTCACACCAGGCTTTCAGTCCACCGACTCGTGTTGCTGCGCGATAATTGATTATAAGTTTATTTGTTACTTCTACTATCATTTAATCTCCGTATTTAAAAAAAAGAGGCGTTTTACCGCCCCCTTTTTGTGCGACTAAATCGATAAGTTCGCAAGCACGTTGACGGCGTGTAGGGGTGGAATGGTCCTGCAGCATTCTTTCCTCGTCTTTTCCGAAACTCTTCTGAAAAAGCCCTTTTTCTGAAGAGTAGAGGAAGAGTAAAGAATGCGTAACGGACCTGGAACCCCGGGCGCCGTAACACGTCTTGCGCTTAACACCAAATTAATGGCTGTGACGAAACATCACAATTAAGCGACTCGCACAACATAACTTAAGATAGATTAACCGGTGGTGGCCACGAGCCATGGGCCCTGGATAACACCTCCGATTGTTCCGGAAAAACGCAGTGACTCCGGAACCCTCGGAGGAGTTCTCCCGGGCCCATGGCGTGGGCCACCACCCGACGGGCAGCAAGATTCTTGCTGCCCGGAAGGGGCCGGGCATAGCGTTTTTTCCGTCTAACACCCTACCGAAACAGTAGGTTTAGAACTTATGTTAATACAACTAAAGATTGAAATATCCTTCTATTACTGAAACATCGACGTGATCTCAGGTTACCGGTCTGGCTATGGCCAACGCCATTGCCAGTCCGGTCACCTGTGTGATCTCGTCGCTGTTTCATAATCGAAGGAACAAGCGAAGGCCCGGAAACTCTCCTGATGAGCTCTGGGTTCGAGATGAGCCAAGTCATCAGGACCCAGCTTCCAGGTGCAGCGGGTCAACCGGCGAACCTGGACGCTTGGGTCCTGATGATATGGAATCATCTCGAACCCAGAGCTCATCACTCCCAGTTTCCGGTGCCGCAGCGCCTTACCTTTGCTTAGTATTGCCGGTGAAACACCAGCCTTTCTCTTGTATAAAATGTATAAATTAAGTACATGCTAAAGATTGAAATAACGCATCCATTTACTCCTGGCTGAGTGACTGATTGTCTGGTCGTAACATCTGCAGCTTAGCGGGCGCAGCCGGCGGTGCTGCCGATGTTAGCGACAAAGACATAAAGTCAACGAAGCGTGGTGTAAATGGCATCCGTTTATTAGCCAATATCAGCAAACCGTACATCTGGCGCATCGCCTCCAAGGGGGTGGTGGGCGCCAAGAGAAGCGCAAACATCAATCCGGCTCCAGCCGGAATTGATGGAAGGGCTTCTATATTGGCGCCGTCCAACCCTCCTGGAGGCGTAGCTCCGGATGTGTGGTTTGCGCCAATATTTGCGATCTGCTTTTATTTGGTAACACTGAAGAAGCTTCAGCTTATCCCCGTGTACTTTAATTTCCTTCTTTATCTAATAATGTTTCTGAGCCCTTCTTCTGGGCTGATTCAGTTACTTCTTGCTGTGGCTTGTCAGCATCGGTAGCAAAATTTTCTGCAATTGATTTCTCATCCTGCTGGTCAAGCGGTACAGCTTCCTCGTCTGGATTTACTTCCAGCAACTTTTGCTCAAGGTCGCCTATATCAAGCATTGACCCAGTACCGCCACCGCCTTCTATTCTGGCTTGGTCGACCTGGAATTTTAATCCACGCTTAATAGGCTCCATTACGAGCTGTATGAAATCCGGTGTAGGTATCAGGTCTGTTATGAAAACATCCCTTCCTCCGGATTTAATCTTTTTATGAATTAAGTATAACTTGGCTCCAAAAAAGCCATCAAATTTTAACGATTTGTTCGCCTCTCGTTCTTTTATGGAATGTGCAACGCGCAACAGGTTCCATAATTGAGAGATAGAAGATTCAATACCCAAAATGGTATTAATCGATCGTGTCTCAAACCTGTATGGATTTGGTGTCATGTCAATAACCGGAAAGCACTTCATAAATCCAATCTCTTTACACTTCTTAGATTGAAAATCAGGACAATCCTTATAAAGACATTTTCTTTCTGTCCATTCACGGTCTCCATCAGGAGTGAATTTCAAAAACTTAGCCGTATCATTCAAGCCTTGGCTCTGACACAAAAGGCCTTCAGAAGATGAATACATAGCCAGCTTACTTTCCCACATCTCTTGAGGTGTTTGGTACAAGCTGACAATTTCAACCCGCCGCGGCGTTTTGCTGTCAAGAGTTGTTTCAAGCGCTTTTTGAACTGTTTCATTTAGAACCCAGTCTTTTATAACGACCTGCTCTTGTGAACTTCCAACCCTTTTTGTCTGGGTAACTTCCTTCAACATACGGAAGAAACCAGCAGCTTTGGGCGCATTCTTTTTATTAGGGCCTTCGTTTGGTGCATACCCTGTTGAAATCTTTCCTCTATATTTTATTATCATATGAGGAACGCCAGCATCGTCGTGAGTTAATCCTTTTATCATTATTCCTCCTTCACAAAAGAGTTAAAAATCTTCTGTTTTAGAGTCGAGTCCAGGAGTCTCCTGCGATGCCTTTTCTCCTTCAGCGACAGCTTTATTAGCCATCTCTTCAGCATCAATGTTGCCAGTTTCATTAACGGCTGTGCTGTAATCGAGGTCAGACGGGTCTGACTCTTTTGCTTCAGGTTCTTTCTTTGGTTCATTTGACACTGACTTGTCATTTGCCGCTGCTGGCACAATTGTATCAACCCGCAATTTCGGCTGATTGTTGTACCAGTCATCTACAACCTTAACCATGACCTCCTTCTTCATGTTGTGGTCTCTTACAAGCGTCATGCTTTCGCCCTCACGCTTGAATTCGGGAGTCAGGTTTTCTACGAGCCATTGCGGCTCCATACGGATTTCTTCATGGCCAAGCATAGCAACCAGTTTCGGCTTCGCCATCCTGGCCATGGTCTGTATAGTTTCTTTCTTCGCACCGGGAGCTGGTGCCATATTAATGTTGAAGAACATCAACGAGCCTTTCGGCACAAGCGGCGTTCCGTCAACGACCCGTAAGGGTACAACAAGTTGCAGTACACCCTTCTGAGAGCTTTTGTCAAAACAAGGAAACTGTTTTGCCTCATTGTCCTTGACATAGCCAAAGGTGTCTACTTTCATCCGGTATGTTCCGGAAACTCCTACATATAGCCTCTCATGGGAACTTGCGTTATCCATAGAGCTTTGAGCCTCTTGGCTCGTCTGTTCGTTTAGAAAATCCTTTACCAGATTCTCACCACTCATCAGTTACCTCCTGAAAGTTAATATGTACATAATAGTTATTACATAAAACATATTCAAAATCACATTAGAAAGGGAGGTCATCTGCCCAATTAGGGTCGTCGTCATGCTCCACAACACTGTCGATGTTGTCATATTCGGCAAGAGCTGCTCTGACATCACCGGGCGTTACAACGTCGAACTCCCAGTCTAAATAAGTAATGTGTACAGGTTCAACTATTCGATTATTGTAGTCACGATTCCACATCCCGTATTCAATTGTAATCGGGTGCATTTCAAATGATACCTGCACAGGATTAAAGCACTTGAATTTATCAAGTATATCCTGCGGTATCGGTTCAGGGTGAATTAATTTATCGACAGCCTTCTCAGACAACTGCAGCTTATTCATCATATAACGCTCCAACCAATCCTTTTTAGGATTGACGCGGAATATTGAATGCAGGTACATAAACTGCAATAATTCAGGGTCGTTGTCTAAAAACATGTCCAATATTTTTTCTCTATCGTCGTTGACACGGTTAAACACCTTAAGGAGGTGCTTATACTGTACTGACGAATTTTTTATACGTTTGCACCATTTCATTTCGATAAAGTATTCCAAACATTCCTGGGTGTACTTTGCATCAAGACTGTCCCAATCAACCCGCTTCTTGTGCATCAGAATGTTCGTCACTCGACAAATGGTCTTCGAGTTTCTTAATGACATCAGCATCCGATTCATGCTGTGTAATTTCGAGTATATCCGAGAGTTCTCTTTCATCTTTGTTTGCTACCATGTCAGACAACCACTCATTAAATGCTGGTGTTTTACGATAAGTCGACTTGGCCCTGACAAGGCACCTCCTTATGATTAAAGTGTTAATAAGTTTTTGAGTTCCGATGTTTACAGGCATCCCTGTCGACTTAAAATCATCGTTTGACGCATCGACCATTAATAGTTCGCGGTCATACACCCTTTGTAAATAATCACAGAACAGTTGCTGTAAAGATTTGTCCGTAAACTCTTCTTCCAGCAATAAAGACCTGGGGTTGATATACTTGATGATATTTTCCATAAACCTCATATCGCCAAGAGATTCCAAATCCTTCTGCTGCTCCGAATATATGTCAAGCTGCATATTTGGATGGCAGTACAGCTTAATTAATAAATTCATTACAAATTCAATGTGTTCCTTTTTTACTAATACCTTATTCCAGTCATCATCTGGTGTAGAGTACATCATTGCTGCTACAGAAGTCCCCATCCTCGTCAGCTTGAGCCGTGTTTCATGGTTAATAAGCTGGGTGTTGGTGTGGAACTTATTCAGCAATTTTTTCTGGCAAGAGTTGATATATTTTTCTATACCCTCTTCATAGACCACTTCTTTTGGAGAGCGTGAGTGCGTCCACATCAGAAGGTACCTTGATTGAAACTCCGTAAACTCGGTGAGCAGCGGAGTATATATCGGCGTGAACGAGTCGTCTTTTATATCGCTCTGCTTCACAATCCATGCTACATCGAACCGCGAAAGGATCTCATCCTTAAAGCAAAGGTGTTTTAGAAACCTGACCCCGTTACCGAACGACGCAGCTTTATCAGACGTCCATGCCCGGGGGTTTGATAGGAAAATCTTCCTTACCCGTGCAGGAGCCTTCTTGCAACCAGCCACAGTGGTTACATCAGCTATTCCAGAAGAACGAAGAGATGTTATCCCATTCAGCGCGTCCTGATTTATATTACTTAATTCATCGATAACGACTACGCCGCCATCATTCATAACCATCTTCCCCCATGAAACAACCGGTTTATTCTTGGTATATTTTATACCACCCAATAGCCCTGCCCTGGTAACAGCGCTCGAACCGGCAATCAGGTCTCCAACCTTATAGTGATTCATTAGGAATTGACTTATCATAGTTTTACAACATCGTGATTCCCCGCCTATTAATACTTCAACCCATCCTCTTTTAAGAGAAGGGAACAGGGTCTTGTTATCCAATTCGAGCTGTGAGAAGAATGCCAGGTCGTTAAGAAGAAACATCTCCCTCCTTCCATTGACACCGGCTGCCTGGGCAAATATATCATATCTGCGTTCAAGAGCCTGCTCAACAGTCTCACCTTCTTTTGGTCTGAACACTTTCAATATGTCATGTGTTTCCTGGTCCATTACAAAATTTTCGGTCGAGGTTGCTATTGGTTCAGCTTTATGGGCAAAAAGCACAGCCCTGGAATCGTTTGGCGCCCGTGTTTGAACGCCTTTGAATTTATACGACCTGTTCGGGTAAACGTCCATATCTCCAACAATGTAAGCGTCCATTTCTATAGCAGAGCTTTCCATAGCCTTACTCAAGATACCCTCTCCATACTCAGACACATCCCTTGTCAAGCGTACACGTAACAGCTTTTCAAATGTTTTGTTGGTAATGCTGACAAAGTTACAACTCGGATTTATTCCGGCCAGCTTTTTAATGTACATATCACGCTTATCGTCAGACACTTCTATCATACTCAGAATGTCGTGGGTGTTTATTTTAATACACCCGAGATTGTTATAATGCTCTTTTGGTATATTGCCATTTACCAACACAAACTCTATCTCAGGAGACTCTCTAAATTCTGGAAAGCTTGGCAGCACACACTTCTTACACGATGCGTACAATGTACTTGAAGGGCACCCAGTATGTTTACAGCTCATAGACAGCTCTTCCGGATAAAGATATGCTGCGTCAATAAAGTCACCAACAGACGCAACCATTTCAAGAATTTTGCTGTCATCATGTGACGAATACCTCGGCAGCCTCGACTCCTGAAGAGTAACCTTGTATAGCTCTGTTTTGACACGTTCTACATTTTCAGTATAAACCGGAGTGTTCTTAACAAGAGAAAGAAACCTCTGAGTAGCGAGTTCGTCGAATCCATTCTTCTCCATAAAATCAGTGAAGTCCTTCTCCGCACGTTTCATCTTCTTGTTACCCTTGGCGTTGGTAACCTCCACCATCTTCTCCGGGTCAAGCCCGAACGGGTTGTCCTTAGATTTATCGAGGTTGACAATCTTAATCTGTTTTGCGTAAGGATACAGTGACTTGGCAAGCTTCTTCGCCCCGGCAATACCGGTTTCATCGGAGTCCAGGCATATGATAATCTCTTTGTCGGTAAACAGCTGTCGCGCTTTTTTCTCACCGAACACCTTAACGACGTCGGTATTACGCTCGGCACCCATAGTCACAGCACCTTCGATGCCGTGGGCGATGCCGCAGTACATGTCCGGCTCACCGCCGAAGAACATAATCTGGCTCTTGGTGAAGTTGTTCATGGGCGATGGGAGTATCTCCCGGCCCTTGTGCAGGAACAGCCATTTAAAGGCTCTATTCGTATTGAAGGGATCATACACCTTCAGATTTATCAGGTCGCCGTCAGCGTGTATCATTGGGAAAATATACCTGCGCCGGCCATCCAGGCCGATGCGGAAGTTCCTGACCATATCCTCATCGATACGCCTTTTATCATACAGGTAGGAGAGCCTGTCAGGGTCGTTCAAGAGATTGTTGACGTATCCATCCAGTTCTTCCATCGGAAGTGATGAGACAGCCTTCGCTTCCTGTGCAAGCTGTTCTGAAAGAACAAACGGCTTACCCTTGGCTGTTTTATGCTTTTTCTGGCATTTTGAATACAGCTCATATAACTGCTGATTCCATTCATCCTCACCGTCATTAAATGTGGTTGAGAACCGTATACCGGTTTGTGACTCGTTAATACTGAGAAAGTCAATAAGAAAATCGGAGTAGTGATCACCCCACTGGCTTGTTCCTTTAAGATATTCAGTCCAGTATTTCTGGAAGTTCCCCTTCTCTCCGCATGTATGGCAATAGTACTGCCCAGTGTCGTTGTTTACTGACATGGAGGCGTGTGAATCGACCCCCTGAGAATGCGCTCCAGCGTTGATACAGCGGAAGTTTTTGTTCGCGTCCTGATACCATCCGAGGCGTTTATATATCTCGTGATAATCGCCCGACATCAGCATTTCGGCAGTTGCAAATAAAATTTTCAAATCTGCCTTTTTTAACTTATATTTATTGTTGGACAATGTTCCTCCTTTTTTGAGACAAAAATGGACAGAAATGTAAAGGGCTCTTGCTGTTTCGGCAGGAGCCCTTTAATAGTTATTTACGGCGTTTTGTTTTCTTCGCTGGCTATATCTGTTAAAGACGGTGAATCTTTTTTCTCTTCTTCTTCAACAATCTCTTCAGCCTTTCCATCTGACAACTTAATAGTTCGCATCATGGTAGGCTTGACCATTATGTTGTTGCTTCTCATCTTATCTACGATGAAACTTCCAATACATTTTTCGCCAATAAATAGGCCTACTTCGGACCTGTCTCCGAAGCCTGGAATCTCGCGCATCATCAGGTCGATGCCATTTGCTAATTTGTGAGTATGAACGTGATTGCCCTGCATGAGCCACCCTTTCATGGAAAAAATTAATAAACTTGGTAATTAACAATCTACAGCTTTGGAGCGAGAAAGTCAAATACAATATGTAAAAAGTAGACCACAACATGTAGAGATTATTCTACCTTTAGACCCTTTAGTCCCATATGTTGTATCATGTGTATGAGCACTTCCGCATTCCCTTGTGCATCGTGAACCGGGTTATGATCGTGAGGTGTCTTCCGGAGCTTCTTAAATTCTCTATTTCGAAAATCGTTCTTTTGGCCCCGGAAAATGTCCTGAAGGTTGCGAGATGTATGCCCAAACGGGTCTTCACCGTAAAAGTGCATGCAATACCAATGCACGAACATATAGTCAAACCCGTTATTGTCTGAAAAGAACATGGGCCTTGTATTAGGTGTGTTGGTATTGTTCACCCAATCAATGAACATTCCAATGCCATCACAAGCAGAGTGCTCAAAGGCAAAAGTGTTCCGTCTTGAATAGCCTGTGACATTCAACGCCTCTTGCACAAAATGATGAGATATTGGTCTCATCTGAATTCGAAATGTCACATCCAGCTTAGCTGTTAATTTTACAGCACCTATCTCTATCATGCTGTAGTCTCCCGGTATTGGGCCATCTGCTTCGATATCAACTATGTAAGCGCTCATTGATTCTCTTTTTCACCTCCATTTGATTAATAATATCATTAACGCAATCTATTAAATTCCTACCATACACCATAGGATATTCCTCTGCCCTTTCAGAGTCAGTTGCGCTTAATCGGCATGTTACCCCTGCCTCAAGATATTGAACTCCTCCAGGAACCTTGTCCCTCCAGTTATCAAAACTGATTGTCATTTTATGAGCCTTGCACCACCGTATAGCCTGACTATTCCGTTTTATTTTAGCCATTATAACTCCTCCAACGGAAACTGTGCGCCACACGTACCAACGATGCACTGAACAAAATCTCCAGTATCATCAATTGTAAATATATGTTCACATTTTTCACGCTTAAGCAAGCCATGCAGGTTGAAGTCATTAACACAGTCAGTAAGAAGCCCTATCCCTGTTTTCTCGGATACCAATGGTACGATATGGTTCGCCATTAAATCTCCGACTTGATCCATCGTTTCGTCACTAATATCATTCTCAGGAATGATGATAATAACTAAACTACTTTTTTTCATCATCCTCCTTCAATTTTGAAAAGAAATGGTTTTTAGTTTCATCGTTTAAGTCAGCTTTCGCAAATTTTTGCAGACAATGTACGCAAATCATACACGGTTTTTCAGCGCCATCAAACTCAACGAGTTCATGCTCTTTCCTGGTGCATTTATGCGGGTTGTCCAGTAAGTCCTGTAAAGTCACAATAATTGGAAGCTTGACCTTTTCAGTCAGCTTTTTGGCAACTATGTTCACGGTATTATAAACAAGTTTCCACTCATCGATAGTCATTTGGAACGCAGTCGTTACAATTATCGACGGGTTGCTCATTTTTGGAATGTGTTTAAAATGTTCCATAATTCTCCTTAGTTAAAAAAAAAGAGGGTCCGAAGACCCTCCAATTCGTTGCTTACTTACCAGTAATACGTTTTATTAATATCCAGTAAGCGAACATATTCACCACCTCCAATTTATTGAACAACTACAGGAGCATTTTCTGATGGCGCCTCTTCTAAAGCTTTTTCTTTCTGGACATACTCTTTACGCCTCTGTCTCTTACTTGGGTAGTGCCTGTGTTCAAAGAAATGCTGTTGCTGAATTACAGCATTTACAATTCGTCCTTCAAAATTAAGGACCACAAGCTTACCGCCACCTTCCATGGTTACGATAGCGGAGTTACCTGACCTGAGTGTGATTAGGCTATCAACCCAGCTTTTTTTGTATCCATAACCGGTACAAATTGCCTCTTGTTTGTGGCCGGTCTGGAACCATTTGCCTTTTACTTTGCTGACCTGTCGCTTAGTGTCAGCGATTGTTAAGATTCGCAATAATACCGTCGGACTTTTCCGATCGGCCTTGATTAATTTTGGCTTTTCTGACATTTGATCAATTGTGCAGAATGCGTCGTAAACTACTCCATCCTTGATGAGTGGTGGGTTGTCTTCGTCATAAAACAATTTAAACCCTTTGCATGATTCCCCGCTGGCCCCGAAAAATACGTGGCTTCCGTCGGTTAATTGCAGTCCTTTCTTCAGCTCTTGGTGAATGAGGCTATAACACTCCATCTTAAGTAACTCCTTTTTTTTAATGTTGAGGTGGGGAAATAAAAATTTTGGTTAAAAACTCTTCTATTATTGGTATACCAACTTTTTTAAAATAATCACATTTAGTGATTTGCTATAATAGTACATTAATGCTATATTTATTATGACACCCTTTTTTCAATTTATCAGAGAAGCGCCATGCCAGATTCTAAACAGAAGGTTTTGCAGAAGCTGTCAAAGATGGATGCTGACGCTCGCAGCAACGTGTTGATGAATACGACAGTTTCTGGCACTGTACAAAGAATACTTGAGTCCGTTGAAGATGATGAAGTTAAGCTGAAGGTCAACAAAATCTGGGTAGATAGAAAGCACAACAATAAAGACATCTCTGCTCAACAGTCGGTCAGGAATAAAGGCCAGATATGGGGAAACGATTTACGGGCAGACCTTGAGTTTGTTGACAAAACTACCGGAAAGGTTGTTGACCGGGTTCCAAATATTAAAGTTACTAACATTCCAAAAATTACAGACCGCGGCACATTTCTCGTTAAGGGTAATGAGTACCAGTTTACAAAACAATCCAGGTTGAAGCCCGGCGTATACACAAAGCGACAGACCAATGGTGAGATAAGCTCTTTCTTCAATGTTGATAAGACCGTCGATTTTGAGCGAGGATTTAACAATAATTTCAAAATCAATTTCAACCCTGAGAAGAAAACATTCACCATGGGGTATGGCTCCAAGAACATACCTCTTATCAATGCTTTAAGAATGGTGGGTGTGAGTGAAAAGGAACTGACAGACCGATGGGGAAAGTCGGTCTACGAAGCCAATTCAAAAGCTTATGATAAACATGCTACCAGGGACCAGAACAAATTATACGAAGCAATATTTGGCCGCCCTCCGGCAACTGGAACACCAACGGCAAAAATAAATGAAGAGATAAAAGAACGACTTTTTGTCACAGGCTTAGACCCTGAAACTACTCAAGTTACGTTGGGTAAGCCATATAAAAATGTCAACAAAAATGTTCTGCTTGATGCATCCAATAAAATTATTGGAATACATAAAGGTGATGTTGAAGGTGACGACCGGGAAGCTCTGATATTCAAATCCTTTTATGACATCGAAGACCATGTCAGGGAGAAGCTGGTCAAGAACAGTGGAAAAATTATCAACAATATTAAGTACAAGCTTAAAAAGAATAAACAGATTAATAAATCAATCAGCTCCCAGGTATTTGACCCGTTCGTTATAGGTGTCGTAACCAGCAGCCAGCTGTCAAACCCACCAAACCAGACCAACACCATGTCAATAATCGGAGAGGGTAGTAAGTTCACCGTAATGGGTGAGGGTGGTATAGGAACCACCAATGCTATCACCAATGAGACCAGGCAGATATCAAATAGTGAAGCAGGATTTATCGACCCGCTTCATACACCTGAAGGCCCGGGTATTGGAGTTGCGGTGCACAGCACTGTTGATACGATAAAAGTTGGCAATGATTTATACAGTCGCTTTCTGTCCCCAAAGGGTGAAACGGTTATGATGCGCCCAATGGACACATGGGGTAAGAATATTGCTTTCCCGGATGAGTATGACACCTCCAGAAAAGTTCCAAAACCGAAGAAGAGGAAAGTCAGGGTTATCAATAAAGGTGATATCAAAGAGGTTGCTGCATCAAAGGTTGACAGTATCATTGCCAGCCCGTCAGGTATGTTCGACACATCTGCAAACTCAATACCATTCCTGAATTCAATCCAGGGTAACCGTGGGCTGACAGCTTCGAAAATGCAAGAGCAAGCCCTGCCGTTAAAATACCGTGAGCAGCCTGTGGTTAATATTGTTGATGAAAACGGTATGTCTATTGGCGGAATGATGGCAGAGACAATGGCACTCCCAAAGTCCCCAGCAGCTGGAACCGTAACCAAGGTAACGCCGGGTAAAATAACTATCACTGATAAAAAAGGTGCCGCACATGATGTGCAGCTTTACAATAATTTCTCATTAAACTCAGAGAGTTTCATTCACAACGAGCCTCTTGTCAAAGAGGGCGATAAGGTTAAATCGGGACAAACTCTTGCCGACAACAATTTTACCAAAGATGGTAAAGTTGCTATCGGCACAAATCTCCGGGTGGCGTACCTTCCATACAAGGGCTACAACTATGAGGATTCCGCGGTAATGTCAGAAAGTGGCGCGAAGAAATTAACCTCATTGCATATGCGTGATTTTAAAGTAAAGAGGTCAGCTAAAGGCACGTTCTCGAGAGATAAGTTCAAAGCGTACTACCCTGAAGAAGCAAATGCCGAACAGCTGTCGAAGCTGGACAAAGACGGTGTTATTAAAAAGGGCCAGAAAGTAGCTCGTGATGATATTCTTATTGCGCATATGGAGCGGCGCGTCCCGACAGCTGATGATAAGGCGCTTGGGCGTCTTGACAAACAGCTTATGAAAGACATGACCAATAATGCCATCAAGTGGGACAATGACCATGTTGGAAAAGTTACCAATGTTGAGAAGCATGGTAACAGCGTCCTTGTCAGCATCAAGACCGAAGAACCCCTTCGTGAGGCTGATAAAATATCCGGGCTGCATGGCAATAAGCACATTATATCAAAGATACTTCCCGACCATGAAATGCCTTATGACCCGAAAACCGGAAAACACATTGAGTTGACTATGAACCCGATTGGTGTATCCAATCGTATTAATACATCTCAGATTCTGGAAAATGCAGCGGGCAAAATCGCTGACAAATCAGGGAAGCAGTATAAAGTTTTAAATTTCTCTGGTGAAGATAATTCACAAAAAGTAATGGATGATTTGAAAAAATGGGGCCTGGACGATAAAGATATTTTAATCGACCCTGAGACGGGAAAGCCTTTTTTAAACCCGGTGGCTAATGGGAAGTCAAACATCCTGAAGCTGGAACACATTGTAGAGCATAAATTCTCTTCACGATATAAAGACGGGTACGATGCAAATGAGCAGCCAGTAGCCGGTGGAAAGACCGGTGGTAAGAATCTTGCCAGAATGGAAATGGCTGCAATGCTTGCTCGCGGCGCCAATGAAAACCTGAAGGAGATGTTTCAAATTAAAGGCCAGAAAAATGATGAATTCTGGGAAGCCATGGAAACTGGCCAAAGCCTGCCACCGCCCAAGAAGGCATTTGTGTGGGACAAGATGCTTTCCATGATGGCTGGTTCCGGCATTAATGTGGAGCAGAAAGGGAAAACCTTTACTTTAAAGCCCATGACAGATGATGAGATATTAGCAAGGTCAAGGGGCGAGTTAAAACGCCCACAGGAAACATACCGTAAAAAAGACATGTCCCCAATGCGGGAAGGGCTGTATGACCCGGTTAAAGCTGGTGGAATGTTCGGAGATCACTACACTCATTTTGCTCTTCCGGAAAAAACCCTTAATCCAATTACCGCCGCTGCCACAGCGTCTCTTCTTAACATGCCTTTAAAGACTCTCAACAGCGTGATGGATGGTAAGCAGTTTATTGATAAAACAACCGGTGAGATAGTCAAGCCAGGTTCACGGAATGCTATATCTGGGGGGCCTGCTATTGAAATGATGCTGGAGCGTGTTAATGTTAATAAAGAGCTGAAAAATACTCAGGAGCTGGCCCAGACTATTACCAATCCGTCAGAACTAAATAAGGCGCACCGCAAGATTAAGTATCTAAAATCGTTAAAAGACAATAAAATGAAACCAACTGATTACATGGTTTCAAACGTTCTGGTAACACCATCCAAATACCGTCCGATGGTAGCTATGGGGCCAGACAATGTAATCATAATGTCTGATATCAACAATCTGTATCAGACGGCTGGCCACACTGCAAAAGCGCTCAAAGGCCTGAAGTCTCAATTGAAGAAAAGTGTCGGAAATGATGATATTGAGAATCTTCAATTGGCAGAGACTCGTGGCGCAATGTACCAGGATTTGAAAGCGATATCCGGGCTGACCGAACCGACAGCATACCTTCATCGCGTTCAGGATAAGAAGGGTTTTATTACACAGATTGATGGCGGTAAAAAGAAGCAGACCAAAGAGGGTTTCTTCCAAGACCGGGTGCTTGAGCGCAGGCAGGACTTGGTCGGACGCTCTACCATTATCCTCAATCCCGACCTCGGTGGTGACGAGATTGGTCTCCCGAAAGACATGGCAACAAAAATGTTCCAGCCATTTATTATGCGTAAATTGATTGGTTGGGGGTATAAGCCTGGTGAGGCCCAAAAGCACATTAAAGAAAAGTCTCCAATATTCGAGCGGGCACGACAGGTCGTTTCAGATGAGAGGCTCATTATAGCAAACCGGGCACCGACGCTTCATCGGTGGAATATGACAGCCTTCAAACCAAAGCTGACAGATGGCAAATCCATTGAGGTTCCGTCTGTTGTGATTAAAGAGAATTTCGGCGGAGACTTTGACGGAGATACGTTCCAACTACACACTCCGATAAGTGCAAAAGCTCTCCGGGAGGCGGAGGCAATGAAACCGTCAGCCAGTATGCTTAAGACCGGGTATGATTCAGTGCTGAATGCTCCTGAAGCAGATATGGTTGCTGGCAGCTGGTTAATGTCGAAGGGCAAGGGTGGGCAGAATACAAAACTAAAATTCAAAGATATTGAGGAAGCAAGGTTCGCTTTTAATAATAATAGGTTTACATACGGTGACACTATAGAGATCAATGGTCGTAAGGCTCCGTTCGGTATGCATGAAATTAATTCTGTTGTTCCAGAAGATACTCAGAAATGGGATGTTGAGCTTGATTCTAAAAATGTGCAGGATTGGGTTAAAAACGTAACCAAGAAGCACAATGGAAAGGTTGCGCTTGGTCTCGCTGATAAAATTAAAGATATTGGTAACAATTATGTTACCCAGTATGGATTTACACTCGGGGTCTCTGATACTCTGGCTGACAAAGACCTCAGAAAAACATTGCTGGATGAAGCTTATCAGAAATCGCTTGGGCGTTCAGATAGAACTGTGGTCAAGGCGTATTCCGATGCGACAATCAAGGGCAAGAAAAAACTCGAAAAGAAATACGGTGATTCGACCATGCTCGGTGTCGGGATACAATCAGGGGCTGGTAAAGGTATTGATAATACCTCTGCTATAACGCTTATGCCCGGTATTGTCATGGATGCGAATGACCAGCCAATACCGGTTCCGATTACCAAATCATACTCAGAAGGCCTAAATACTTCAGGGTATTGGGCCGCTGCTCATGGAGCCCGCGGCGGAAGTATTAAGAAATCAGTTCAGTCTTATATGCCGGGCTGGCTGACAAAAGACCTGATGAACTCAATCTACGAAACGCGCATCCATAATGATGAGCCAGTAGATGTTGAGGGTGTCGAATACAAGATTGATGATAAGAAGGCTATAATGAACCGATACCTTGCCCGTGATGTTAAAGACACCGGTGGTAAGATTATCGCCAAGCGCAATGAGCTTATTGACAGCGACACGATGAACAAGATGGTTCAGAATAAAGTCAAAAGTATATTTATCCAATCGCCCCTTACCGACCCAACACCAGGAGACGGGTTCTCAAGCTGGTCATATGGCACGGATTATGAGGGTAAGCGTCACAATATCGGTGACAATATCGGTGTAATCTCTGCCCATACAATTACCGAGCCGTCACTTAACCTTGCCATGAAATCGTTTCATACCGGCGGCGCTTTTAAAGGTGATGATACACACCAGAAAGGTACCCGCTTCGACCAGCTGGACAGAACATTGCGGTTTACCAGAAACCTTCCGGACAAGGCTACCCTTTCAGATATGAGCGGAGAGGTAAAGAGTATTTCCAAGTCTCCTATTGGAGGTTGGGACGTTGTCTTATCTGATGGAAAGAAAGAAACCAACCGGTATATTGACCCGAACAATCGCGTCTCGGTAAAGAGGGGTGACAGGATTAAGATGGGAGACAAGCTGTCAACTGGAACTCCCAGTGCTCACGATATGTTGAAATACAAAGGTATGAAAGATACTCAAAAGTTCCTGGTCGAACAGATTGATGACATTAATGAGGGTAAGCTCGACCGTAGAGATATTGAAACAATTGTCCGTGGGATTACCAATACAACAAGAGTGCTTGACCCTGGCTCCAGCGCATATACCCCTCACGACATCGCCCCTCTTACTGCCGTAGAGCATTATAACAATAATAACGAGAAGGAAGAAGATATTGAGCAGTCTGAGGGAGACCATCTCGCTCAGAATTATGGCACGCACAAAAAGCATCAGAAAATTGATAAGAGAACAATCGACGACCTCGGCAAAAAGGGTGTTAAGCGGGTCAAGGTCTTTAAGGATAGAATTAAACACGAGCCGTTCTTAACGCCGGCGGGTATCAGTGCGAAGGCTGCGTCTTCAGAAGACTGGATTGCACGCCTTGCTCATAACAGAATTAGAAAAGTTCTGGAAGAAGGTACCACTCAGGGTTGGAAAACTACAATCGACCCGAAGAAAGGGCACCCGATCCCTCAGTACGTGACAGGAGAATACACATGGTAATTTATGATGATATTTACAACGCCGCCTTTATTGACGAGCTTGAGAAATTGTCTGGCTGCAAAAGCCATAAAGGTGTTAAGCCTAAAAAAACAAAGCCTATTGAAAAAGTTGCCGGTAGATATGAAACAATATTAGAGCGTGCCGGCACACCATTGGTGGCGGGTTTAATGGGACTTGGTCTTGGTGGTTCTGTATTTGGCACAATAGCTCAAAAGAAAATTGAAGATATCACCCCTGAATTTGCTAAAAAGATGGAGCAGTCTTCTGCCAGTGTGAGAGACTTAAGAAAAAAAGTAAAAGAATTGCATCCTGAAGTTTCAGTAATTACCAAGAAAAAAGAGCTTAAGAAAATGAAGGACGTCAATGTGCTGAGAAAAATACTGCTCGGTATGTTTACTCCTATTGAAGAGAACGCATTGTATTCATCCAGTAAGAAAAGCCCTATTGTAATACTTCCAGACACTGGTAAAATTAATAAGTACGTTCTCGGGCATGAGCTGGGCCACCATCGATCATATAAAGAGTTGCAGGACAAAGGGCTCTTGACTAAAATAAAAAGACATTTCGAGCCCGATTTAAAAGAAGAGCATAGGGCGTGGGAACTCTCTCCATTTGCCGGGCAGAAGCGTGAAGAGAAAATAAAAGAACTTGCCCTGCAAACTTATACTGAAGCTGATAAGGCCGGTAAACGGGCAAGAGCCACTGCTCTTGCGGTTGCTGCTCCAACTGCTGTTGTGGTTAATAAAGATTTGATTGTTGACGCAGTAAAGAAACTCAAAAAAATAGTAAAAAAGTAGGTATTATGAATCAAAATGTAATGACAGCCTTTTCTGGCGCAATGATAAAACTTGCCAAGAAAAGCTCATTCGAAATTCTGAAGAAGTATAAAGTTCCTCTCACCCCAGAGGAGCGATCAACTGTAATGAAAAGGGGGGCTGTATGGCACCATGGCCCAAATGGTGAAGAGACCCCAGCTGTATGGAAATCTCATAACCCTAAAACTAAAAAGACAACTTATATTACAAACACTCACCGGGCGTACAATGCTCGACCGACGCTCCGTGGAGCAATCAGTCGTTATCATAAATTTATCAAAGGTACTGCATAATTTATGAATCATCCAACCGACACCATTAGCCAGACCCCTGTTCAGTGTATGTGCAGTGGTATTATAACCAATAAGCTCGAAGATGAGGAGTCATACGAGGTCAGCTTGTATGATTCTCCCATGCTTGGTTTTGCAGGGCCAGTCAATGCTACTCTTATGTACAGCCCAGGAACAGATGGTAATTTTAAAAAGGGTGACTATGTAAAATTAATGGTCAGTTTTGCATTTGGTGGTGCGAAGAATGATTATGAAGGTGTTATGGCCGGAGGTAATCATTACATTTTAGGAATGTTCAATGAGCGCACCATGGCCACCAAAAGGGTGGAGAACCCATTGTCAGAAAACAGTCCTGACCATATGAGGTATCTGAACGCAAAAAGCGATGCTGGACTCGTTGCTACTGATAGTGGTGATGTGGTCATGGCGTCAGGTGGCGCAATACAGTTTGTTTTAAAACCGTTCGGCTACGGCTTATCACGCAATATGAGTTACCTTGTTGCTCAGAACCATTTCCGTATCGTTTCTCATAACCCACCTAATTATTTCGCCAGAGAGCATTTCGGCATGTATGACGGTGATAATGTTGAGGATGAAAGCGGTAGGATTTCTGAGGAAGACTTCCCGGTAATTTACCGGAGGTTTGTTACTCAGACCAGGTCGCCATATAATTGGGTTTCTACCTGCGAAGGGGCTTATGCGCCGTGGGTGGGGGCAAATATGGATGAGCCATCCGTGACCAAAAACAAAGACGTTTTGTTTACCAAAATTGTAAACTTTAGAGACACCCGGGCCACAATAGAAATCGGAAAGCCAGGCGATGAGTTTGTAAATATCCGCGTCGATGATGTCAAAGACAATGAGAAGACGGTGCCGGTGTCTCCAGGCGCAACACCAGCCCTTGTCGGAAACCGGTTTAAGCTGACAATCAGCGATAAAGGTGAGCTTGATCTGAGGGCTGCGAGCCAGGCCAAGCCCGCTGAGAACCTGAATGCATTTCATTTAAAGATTGATGAAGACGGCCTGACTATACATTCCAAGGGTCGCATCTCTCTGTCTCATGGTGATAATGATGAGAGTAACAACTCAATTGTTCTTGACCCGTCAAATGGTATTGATATTACCGCCTTGAACGGGGTGAGGATAAATAAGCAGGAAATTCTTTTAAATTCATTTCTTGAATTTTTAAGCACGTATAGAAAACTGTGGTGTCAGGTAACATCCCCTGGCGGCCCGGCATTTATACACCCTGCTATTGAACCCATCTTCGATGCTGGGATTAAAAAGTTTGCTAAAAATGGAGGATTTACATCAATCGGTAAAGATAAAGCGGCGTCAGGTTTGATTAGAGACCGTGATAGATTTCCTACGGTTTAAATTTAATCGGCTGTGAATTTGAATTAAGTTAAATTATATTATATAATATGAGAGGTTAAGGTGCCTTTAATAAGAAAAACCGAATCAATTGTCGGCAAGCAGGTTGTTGGCGATGTAACGAAATTCGTGCGTGATAACGCAGAGGCGCTTGAACGAGAGGCGTTCAGCAAAAAAGAAAAGTTCGAAATGACACTTGAGGAAAGTGCTAAACACCTGTCTCATGCAATAGCTTACGGTATATCAAAAGTATTATCGCATCAATTGGTTTCAACAGCTTTTGCCCAGGGAATATGCCCTGTTGGTGGTGATGTGCCGCCATATCAGGTTGGAAATAAAATATTTGATGCACTGAACGGCGTTACCAAGGAAAAGTCATGACCCAGGAGCGGTTTACAAAATCAATAATGGGTCAATACCTTGAGCCTAAGATTTATAAATTTATCATGGATAATATAAATCACTTAAGGAACCGCCGTGATGTGGATATAGAGATAGGATCTGAATTGATAGCAAACGCAATAGTGTATGGAACATCTTTAGCACTTTCAAGCAACATAATGAAAGCTGCACTTGCTGTCGGAATAACACCATTACCAGTTGCCCCAGCCACAGTTACTCCAGGTGGGCCAATTGGACTATGGATGTATCAAACCCTGAAACCAAGTGTTATAAAAGAAACATAAACAAGGACATAAAATATGGTTACTGTACATGATGCCGTCAATCCGCCAACATTAACGAAGGTAGCTAATTACGAGCTGCCTAACAATGTGGCAGAATGGAACGAGGAAATCCTCGACCAATTTATTGAGCAGGTCAATTACCTGCCAAAAGAATTTGGCGTTGATATTTCAGTAAAGTCAGTTGACGAAAATGAAGGATACGCCAAAGGGAGTATAATCGTATCGTACCAGGGAAGGCAAATCAACTTTCCAATTATTGTCAAGGATTACCAGCTGAGCCCGTTCGACGTCTTCGTATACAAAGAAAAGGGTGAGAACAAATTCGTCTCAGCAAACCTTGATAATATCAAAAAGGTTCTCTCTTCAACGAAGATTGGCAAGGTTGAAAATAAAATTAAGGGTGGTCAGTATCCGGGAATAAAGCGCCCCGGTGGAATCCTCCCTAAAGAGACCATTGACATCAATGACCTTATGAATTCATATGACTATCCTGAATTCTCCAAGATGTCAGGATGGCCTTTATACGCTGACACAGAGGCGATGGAAAAGCTCGCTATCCAGATGGAGTCAGATGCAGATGTTGGCGAATCTTTCGTTGATAACACCGGCGACCTGATAGGGAACATCATAGAGCTTAATAAAAATAAAAAGCGTATCATTAGCGACGACCATAAAGAAGGTATCCTTGACCTTAAAAACGTCGTCAAAGCAAAACGCGCCGTGGTTGTTCTGGATTCTCAGCTGTTTGATGTGAACAGCCTCAAACCTGTTGAAGCTCCATCAGTGTGTGAGGTCAGGCTGTATCAATATCCAACCATGGAAGACTATATCGAAAGCGGTAGCACAATGGCTGGAAGGTTCCTTGCCACCATGAACGGTAAAGCCGTCCCTGGTATCGTTATTGATTATAAAGACAGTTATGACCTGAGAAATGAACCAATAGGATGCGTACCATCCACATGCGATGACGATGCGACCAAGGATAAAAAGAAGGTTCGCAACCGCCGCGATCAGGTCTTCATTTCGCTTGATGGCAGGTACTACTGTCGATACAATGACTATGAGAAAACCGGTATTGGTTTTTATGGCTCAAGCGTCCTCGGCCAGGATGGTGCGATGGAAAAAGCCATCGGCATCCTCCGTGATAAAACCAGCGATTGTTTTACCAACATAAATCGTGAAAATAAAAATGACGGCTCAGACAAGCTGTTTAAGCCGAATGAGGAGCGTGAAGACGGTAAGAAAGAATACCATGGCGGCGTATGCTGTGGTGGTCTGTATGGAAATCTTTTCGTGATTTACGGCTCCAAAGATGCGTATGAATGCACATCGTTCGGCGGCAGGTTCCGCAAATACCGCGTCAACGATATCAATGTTTTTGTATCAGCAGAAGACGCAGTTGTTCCTGCTAATGTTGCCGGAATACAGCGTGTCAGCGATGTAAAAGATCCTGTCTACAAAATGGTTCTCGGAAAGGTGAGAAATATATACCTTGTCCCTGAAGGGTCTCTTATTATCAATTCAGGATTTATGCAGTCGCTGAACAATGGTGACATTATGAAGCCCGACAAACCGATATGTCAGATGTATGAAGATGCTGCGATTAATAAAGTGGCCCTGCTTATCCAGGACAACGCTTATACTATCACCGGCGAACCGTTCGAACCGTTAAAGAAAGTGGCTAAAATTAACGGCACCGGCCTTGACACAAAGCAGACAATCACAGCGCTTAATACAATGGGTGTCGAAACTGAAATAGCCAAGACAGCAATGAAGGTGGCCTTGAACCGGGCAACTGATGACGATGTCGCTGATAAGGCTGTCACCATATGGGGAGTGTGTGACGATTACATCAATACCGGTGTGGTGAAGGAGCTTGAAAAGCAGGCCAGAGTCAAGAAAATCCTTAAACAGATGTGTGACGAAATGAGGGTAGACCTGGTTAAAGAGGCAAGCGCCCTTGATGACCCTGAAGCTGTCGACGTTGTGCTGTCGTTGAATTTTATCAATGAGGACAGTCTGAGGGGTTATATTGACAACCTGCGTACAATGAAGGATGTCTCCAACAACCTTGCCGAGCTGCTGATAGCATCACGGATGGGCCTGAAAGATATTGATGAAAGCGCTGTGAAAAAGGCTATGGACGGCCTCAACAAGGTGATTCTTAATCTCGAAAGTGTAAAGCTGGCCGTTGAAGGTTAGCACGTTGCTTTATCCTTTTTAAATAATTGAGCAATTGGCCCGGTCTAACCGGGCCTTTTGTATTAATAGCTAAAAAAAAAGCCTTCGGTCGGGAAGGCTTAAAAACTATGTTGATGAAGCTGAATCTGGCTGGGGTCGGGGGCCAGACAGGGGCAACCCTGACTGGCCGCACGGTTCCCGCATGTTAGTGCGGGAGCCGTGACCAGGCATTGATCGACACAAATCCACATTTGTAAAACAGCTTCTGTTTTAGAAATTGGATTTGTTATACGCCCCGTGCGTTTTTGTGAGCCACAGGTGCCTTATATGCCCTCCGAAGCGAAACGCTTCAGTCGAGAGCTCAGCTCTCCCTCCATCAACTGAGTTTAATCTGCCTCATTCTTGGTCTCTGTAAGATCAGGTTCCTTTTTCTTTCGTTTCGGCAGAATTTTTTTCATACTACCAACTAAATTGGCAACCGGTTCAGCTATTGCTTTTACAAAATTCGCTGTCGCATCGACACCTTTGTTAAATTTCTCGAGCTTCTGCTCGCCTGTTGCTGTTTGGTCCATAAACTCTCCTGTATGGAAAATGGTTATAGAATTATTTACCCTTCGCCTTAAGCATCTGCTCCTTGACAATAGCATCAACAGCATTGTTATACTGATTTGATGCATGCCCTTTCACCCACTTAAAGGTAAAGGATTTAAATTCGGGGGTAATACTATCCAACCTTTTCCACAAATTCAAGTTTAATACTTTCTTACCGTTTGATTTTCTCCAGCCGTTCCTCTTCCATTCAGGAAGGTATGCAGTATAGTTCTCACTTACATACTGCGAATCTGGCCTTACTATACAATGGTGGTTTGAGGCGCCGTCATAAGAATCGTCCAGCTCTTTCTTTAATGCCTTTAACCCTTGAATAACAGCGAGCAATTCCATCTGATTATTGGTGACGTTTATTCTGTAGCCACCTCCTTTTCTTATTATTGTGTTGGCAGGGTCTAATATAATCCACCCGTACCCTCCAGGACATCCAGCATCTCTCTTGTTTCCAGAGCAACCACCGTCAGTGTAAACTGTAAATGTCACTAATTTCTCCGTTTCTAATTAAATTTTTCTCCTTCAAATTTTAGCAACTGATCCATGTATTTCTTTCCTTTACCATGGTCAATTGACATAACAAATGAGGCGTACCCTTTTAATTGTTTCAGAAGTGATTTGGTAGTTTTATCAGCGTGTTTAACAGTGGCGTGGTGTACCTGTGCCCGGAATAGATGCATCCTTTTCCGCTGTATTGATGTTTTTACGTTAACAACAACACCGCACACCTTAAGCCTTCCTGCTTTTGATTTCCACAATGTTTTCTTTTTATTCGGAGTAAATCCATAAGCCCACAGCTGTCTGTATGCCTGCTGTTTTATGGCTTTCTTTAACTCTTTTTTAGTCAAGGTTTTACTGCTGAACGCAAGGTCGTCAGCATACCTGGTATATTCAATGTCTCGCTCTTTGCAATATCTGAGCATGGTCTGGTCGAAACCCCTCATAACGATATTCGCTATCATTGGAGAGGTGGGAAACCCCTGTGCAGTATATCCATCAACAGTGCAAAGGTCAATTATCCGGTTAAACATGGACTGGTAGCCAGTAGCCTCGCAATATTCTTTAATGACTACGGCTTTTATCTCTTCGCACTTAAACTCATAATTCTGGTTTTTATTATGATAAAGCGATGGGCTGCACCTTCCATCCAGCATCCGTTCATAAAATTTGCAATATCTGCAAATATGCTTATTGCCGAACAGGCAGTTTTTCAAATGTTCCGTTGATATGGAATCAAAGAAACTCTTAATGTCAATCTTACCAAGAGAGTTTGCTCCGACATGGAGCTTTGCATTTGTTGCAATACCTTTCTTTGCCACAAAGCCATGAGCAGCCTCACTCGGCCTGAACCGGCGAAGAAAGCGCCAGTAAATTGACTTCTGTATATATTTTAATCGTTTGTCGGGTGCAACGATTTGTCTTTTGGATCCGTCCTTTTTAGGGACTGTTATCCTATCAAGATGATTGTGTTTATTTAGAATTATGTCATCAATTTCTTCAATTTCGGCCCCAAGAATCTTGGGCATGTCAAAATTACTGAGTGGAGCCTTTATCATTAGTTTTGTCTTCCTCCTGTTCTTCTACGGCCTTTTTGCGGGCCTCGTTCATATCCTTGGCTTCTCCTGTTTTGACCATATCAGTAGCTTCGGTCTCAACCGGATCCACCTCAATATCCACTCCTACCTTTTCCATCTCAGCGTCTGCCATTTCGCCCTCCGGATTAAGTATTGTTAAAATGTCATCAATATGTTGTTCCAATTTATCTTTGGTAATAACTGAGCCACCAACATCATGGTGGCCACCGCCACTTATGGTGTAATTAAACCCTCCCAGCATTTGACCAATATGAACACCATTGGTAAAATTGCCCCATTGATTAAAACCAACATCGGTCTGTACCCTGTCGCCACCGAGGTGTACAACTCTGAATGCATATTTTACATCAGGCCTGACATAATATTCAGAATACCTGGGGTAAGCATACAGTCTGTTCATCTCAGTGATCGCAACCGGTCCATTTATAACCATCGCCTTTTCAATGGACAAGGCTGCCTTCCGTAACTTTGCAACAGCCGACTGGTCAATACCGAGAGTTAGCAACGCCTCATTAATGTCAAAGTCTGCTGCACAAATCACTTCGACTATTCTGCAATACAGCGAATCAATCGTAATAGTCATCTGCTCAAGGTGCGCTTTTAATATCATCAAAGGCGTAAGACAGCTGAATATATATTCAACAGATTCATAGCCGGCGCTGTCAATCATATCAACCATATTAATCATATGCGGGTCAATCGGCAAATACCTTCCAAGCGGGTTGTATGTAAGGTGTTCATAAATAATTTTCGCCGCAGATTTTGCCTTTGGGTCATAACACTTGTTCGGATCAATGACCGGCTTGTCACCAAGGGTTTTATTGTAATGGTGGTCAATCCATAAGTTGGCCATTTCATGGTGCTGGTAGTCAACAATTATACAAATGTCGTTACCATCCAAATCCGCATCTTCTATGATTTTATTAAACTTATCACCCCTCTGTGAAGACCTCACAGGTCTTAGGGTGTACATTCTACCATCGACCACGTACTTTAAAACCAAAGCCGCGCTTATAATACCATCCACATCATCGTGGAAAAAGATGTGAAACATACCGTTGTTCATTCTTGGTATATGCCCTTTCATTAGTTAAAGAAGGGAGCCGAGAATCCCGACCCCCTAAACTCAATATTAAAAAGAAGAAGGAATAATAAGTCCTTCAACATTGTTATTACATGATAATTTTTAAAATAACGAGTACTTGGTATACTTGGTGTCACTCCGCTCTCTGACATGGGCATGCAATTTCTTTTTATCTACCAGATGGCTCATGCTGACATTGGCTCTTGTCTGTCTTTTGGCGAATGGCCGGTCTTGCGGTTTAGATAGTGTGGGCCTGTTCTTGCTTAACGGCTGGAGATCATGCTTTGCACGAGCGTTATACAGTGTCTCATCATACACTGCAAGTTTGACAAAGGCAGCTGCCGTGTTCTGCAGCTGCCCGTCAAAATACTCTGAGGATATAGATAACATTATAATAGTTTGCCGGTACCGTAACCAGCGGCAAGACCTCCTGCAGCAAGAGTTCCAGGGGCCTTTTTACCGAGCAGCCTGGCTGATGCCATTGCTTTTTCGCCGAAGGTTTTATATTTTTTCTTAGTAAGACCAACACCCTGGCCTTTGAAAATTTTCCCAATGTCTTTAAAAACTTTCTTGCCGCCGAACAAAGCTTTTAAGACACCAGCCTTGGCCTCTTTATCCATGCCAATAAAACTTTCTGCAACCGAAGAGTCTGAGGCGAGTTTCTGCATCTCATCTTCAAACGATGCAGTGTAAACTTCGTCGAGTTGACCAGCTGTTTTTGCTTGACCCATCTGGAACCCCTTTCTTAAATAATGCTGTGCTATTTGTTTGTTCTCAACTTTATTTCGTGCTTGCCATGCGGTATGTAACCGCTTATTTTCCCGGATATTAGCTTCAACAAAAGCTTTTCCAAGCTCATCAGCCATTGTTTCTGCACCGACCCGGAGTCCCTTCTTCTTACCGAGCAAGAACCCGCCAGTACCACCAGCAGTAAGGCTGGCCGCAGCAGCAGTTATAGGGCTCTTTATCACTTTGGATAAAGCGCCTTTGAAGGCAGTTTTCTCCATATCTATATCCTTTGAAAAAAAGTCAAAACTAATATATAATGTTATTATAGAATATAATTAACGATTCTTGCAAGTACAAAAAAATTAAACGATAAATTAGCGATATTATAAAAAATATTATATATTCCATAATATAGACTAATTGAGAGGTTTAATGGGTACAATTCCTTTTAAGAAATTTATCATAACTCTTTTATTTTGTAATAAAGAGATACCTGATATCATAAGCAAACTCAACTCTTTCAGCTATGAAGTGACGGAAGAAGAAGTAAGCGAAATCTTCTCCGAGATGAGAGACATCCTACCTGAAAATATAAGTAAGCATGTTGAAAATAGAATGCTGCTTAGCACCAGTGATGCAACCCATGTTGAGTGGTTGAGGTATTTTGATGTATTCGAAATATACGATTACATTGTAAGGTGTAATGATAACATTGATAATAAGCCAAATTATTTTAAATGGTGTGAAGACTGTGTGTGGGCGCATACTCATAAAGATGTAATGTCCCTGATTAATATTTTCCTTTTCAATGAAGAAGATATCGATTCCATTTCAGAAATCATAATGGTAAAGTACAGAAGGAAGATTGGTGTTGATGCGCTTCAGTTGTATCAAAAAATATTCTGGGACACCAACAACCTGTCAGCCAAAGATGCGCATAGATATTGCAGGCCATTCAGGAACAATTCGTTAATCATCCGACAGTTCAGGTCAGGAAACTCTGAAATAGAAATGCGTGATATCCCAGCCGATTCACATGACGGCTGCGATGTTCCATTCAATTTCCATGACAGTGATTACATTAAGTGGAAGATAGGATACACTGTAACAGCCCCTACCCCCAAAGACTTTCTGCAAAAGGTTCAGACAGACAGCGTGTTCAAATATTATGAAGCTATGAACATGGCGCAGAGTGTTGAGGTTGAGGAAAGTTCAGGTTCTAATGATATAGTCGGTGCATTTGAAAACACTAAATCAAAACGACGCAACGTAGAGGAAATGCGGGTCAGACTGGCGAAGGAGTGGATGAAGTTATACATCCGTGCCAGGGACAATATGCCTGACGGCGATAATAAGTCAGATGATTTCTTTAAGAAGATGCGTGAGCTTGAGCTTGGTTTTGACCAGTGTAATGAGCAGATTGCCAAAATCGATGATATGCCAGATGTGCAGGATGATATCAAGGGTGATATTCCAAATCTATGATTACTCCACAACAGTTTGCAGTCAACGTATTCTATCTGAATATGGCTCCGCTGCAGATGCCCGAAGCGTCAATGCGGCATCTGTATCCGCTTTATAATTTAAAATCCAACGCAATGATGTTTAAGTTTGGGCGGCAAACGCACAAATCTACTACGCTTGGATTTAAAGTGGCCCTCCCGGCAGTAAAGTATAGTCCATACCATGCACTGTATGTGGCACCTACCGGACATCAGGTGTCAGTGTTCTCAACAGATAAGCTCAATAGCGCCCTGCGTGAATCTCATTTTATCCGTGACCATTACTTCGATACCAAGACTAAAGACCAGGTTTCGTATAAAGAGCTTCGGAATGGAAGTAAGATTTATCTCCGGTCAGCGTTCCACACTGCTGACTCAATTCGTGGTATCTCGGCAGACCTGACAGCGATTGATGAGGTTCAGGACATAATCAGCGACCACATCCCGGTTATTGAACAGTCCATGAGTCATAGTCTTGCTAAATGGGATCATTTGGTAAAAGAACAGCCCAACCTCCCAATGCACCTTTTCAACAGTAAGATATACGCCGGAACACCTAAAACTGTTGAAAACACAATGGAGATATACTGGGAGCAGTCCACTCAGAATGAATGGATTATCAAGTGTGAAAACCAGGGTTGCAGAAAATACAATTTCATCAACGAATACAATATCGGTGACACTTGCCTGATATGTAATAAGTGTGGAAAGCCAATACATTACCGTGACGGGCAGTGGGTAGCTATGAATCCGGAAGGGTTTATTGACGGCTTCCGGTTGCCACAGATTGTTTTGAACTGGGTAAATAACCCTAACAATTCAGAGGCCTGGCAGATTAATGTAATCCGGACAAGGAAGATTTACTCCACTGAGAAATATTTCAACGAAGTGCTGGCCCTTCCATACGCTGCCGCCAAGCACCCTTTGAGTGTTGCTGAAATTAAAGCCTGTTGTCAACCATACGATATGGTCGAAGATACATGGGCCCCAAATGATAAAGTGGTCAAGGCCGGTTCAAATTTTGCAGGAATAGACTGGGGCAAGGGCGACACTGCGTCGGGAACTTCATATTCTATGCTTACTATCAGCACTTGGCATCAGGGTGTGTTTAAAGTATTATTTAAAAAGCGATACACCGGCAGGTTATCAGAACCAATTTCTCAGGTAAAGGATATGCTGAGAATAATCAACCTGTTTAAGTGCCTACTGACTATAGCAGACACTGGTGACGGACGCACTTCAAACGCTATGATGGTTCAGTCACTCGGAGTAAACAGGTTCGCTGAAATTTATGAGCACGGATCTTTAAAGAAGAAAATTCGTTGGGATAAGGATAAAGGATATTATATTATAAATCGTACCCAGGTGATGACAGATTTTATCATGGAAATCAAAAGAGCCCAGGTACAATTTTTTAAATATGAAGAATTCAAAGAGTTTCAGTCTGACTTTACCGGCATCTACGCTGAGTATAGTGAGAGGCTCAGAATGACCAAATATGACCACAACGTTCCCGACGATGCCTTTCATTCATACATGTTCAGCAGGATAGCCTGTAAAATAGCCAGGGGTGAATACTCCAAGTATCTTACTGGCGGCGCTGATACTGACTATTCAGAGCAGACGGTTATTACATTACCATAGAGGTGAATATGCCATTTAAATCAAAAGCGCAAATGAGGGCATTTTTTGCAATGGAAGACCGGGGCGAGCTTCCAAAGGGAACTGCAAAAAAGTGGGCTAAGGAGACAAAGAATATCTCGTCGCTTCCCGAACACGTTAAAAAGGCATGTCTTATCAACTTTATCAAGATTGCCAAAGAGCTGTTCGACCCTAATAAAACAAAGCCAATTCCGACTCGCATTATTCAGCAGGAAATGATAGCAACTGCCAAACAGGAGAAAATGAAAGGCATGACCCCTGTTGAATACAGAAACGATTTAACCGCAAGACGGACTGGCGTTGTGCGCAGAAACAGACAGTCAGCGAAAGCAGCTGCTTAATTATTTTTCTTTAAGTGCTCCGGAACAAATAATCCGCCTTCCTGGATATATTTTTCCTTGTTGATGCTTAAAGTGCTTTCGATACTTGCTAAATCCTCACCTTGATGATGAAGCGCCGCTTCCTGCAATATCTCCTGAACAGTCTGTTCAAACAAATCATCATACTGCTCTTCTGACATTTGATACTCGCCGAGGTCAGTGTTTCTGAATTCTGTTATCAAATTCTTCTTAACCTCAACAACATAATCAGACTCAAGCCGGTCAGCGCCATGCTTAACCTGAATATGCTCAAAAAGCTTTGCCACCCAATATTTGAATGTCATCTTAAGCAATTCTTTCCTATCCATTTCTGAATTAAGAATTGCTTCTTTCAAATCGCGCTGGAAATTAAAATCACTTTTTGACATAAGCCACCCATTATTTTGAAGTATATTAATTATATAATATAATTTAATAGAATTCGATAATAGTTGCAAGTGGTTAGCATATATGTTATATTTTTCTTAGAGGTGTTGCATGTCAAAAATGTTACAAAATACAGAAGTATTACGAGCATTTACCAGTGAAATGGAAAAAAACGCCACTGTTTTCACTAAGATATTATCAAAAATTAATCCCTTTTTGAAAGCAGGAAAAGAAGTGGTAAAAAAGAAACCTAACAGGTTTTTAAGCACAGGTAAAGAGCTTATGACCATCCCGCTTGTTGGAGGTGCGGTTCTGGGCGCTGGCAGTTTATACGGAGCTGTAACATTGCCACCAGAAATATAATTATGATCGAGTCAATTAAAGAAATTGCACATAAAATAGCAGAAGAGTATCTTCTGACCGGTGACGACATGAATGAAGCACTGCTTGATTCATATCAATCCGGTGAAATTGAAAATCTGGAAGTATTAAAGCGGATATGCGAAACAGCCAACCAGAATGTTTACCTCGCTTTATACCAGAACGACGATACAGATAAAACTAATATTACATTTGTCCTTGCTGATTATGATAAACTAAAAGGCGAAATCCAAAAAGGTGAAAAAGATATGGATAAATACCTAACTCCCCCAAATGATTTTCGTGGATTGTTAACTATGGTTGCTGGCGAGGCGCCGAAAGAAATTCCAGAATCTTCTGACGGCGGTGAAAAGGTTGCCGAGATTCATAAATTAGGCCAATACAAGAATGTCTTTGAGGCCTTTTTTAGTGACATTCAGTCTTTACGAACACATGAAGAGATGAATGCTGACCGGGCTTTTGAAAAGATGTCGCTTGACGCAAAGACCATGATAGCAAATGGAGAGTCGCTTGGTGACATCTCTAAGGTGGCGTGTCGCTTTGTGCGTGATGAGGGCTACGACTTTAAAAAGGTCGCTCTCGCATACGATATGATTCACAGAGAGTTGTTAGAGAAGAATTTTAAAGTCAATACAAGCTTTACCAAAACGTCTTCCATCAGAAGGATTAATCGTAACGCAGATATGTTGCAGCCGGTAAACGAGTACATATCATCTGTTGAGAAAATTGCCGCACTGAATGATATGTTAAAAAATCTCGGCCACACTGTATCAAAAATGCGTGAACTGTTTACTGAAAAAATAAAGCAGTCTTAATATGCAAATGCCAGATTGGGAAGAAAAAACTGACCGGTTTGAACGTCGGATTGCCGAAAAGGTTATAAAGCCAGACGATGAACCGTTTGGCGAAACACGCAAAGATAAATTGTTGGCTGCTGGCCTCGGGGCTATATCAGGCCTGGCTTTCAGCATGGCTCCACTTCTCGTCAAAAGGAAGCCACGACTGCGTGATATGATTGAAGATACATTGAAGGGTTCTATCGTCGGAATCACAGCACCAACCTTAGCAAATGTCATATTGAAAGAAAAGCGCGGTGAGCTTCCGTCAAGCGCAGTTGATGAAGAATATGCGAAGCGCCGCGAAATGAAGCAGGATGTTGATACCATTGTTGCCGCATATCCTATGAAAAAAGAGTCAGGGCTTTTAACCACACCTCTACGGTTCGCCGCCGGTGCCGGTAAAAATGTCGGCGGAGCGCTTTGGAGAGGCGCACTGGCAAATCCTTTCAGTAAAAAGATTGGGGTTGGTGAAAGAATATGGGGAGCAGCCGTAAAAGGCGGAGCGCTTTATGGTGGGATTAAAGGGGTGAAAGCAGTTCGGGCATCCAGGCAAAGGTCAGGAACTAATTATGCAACGCTCCTCCGAAATAACATCCTTGCTGGAAACATTAAACCTCACCAATTGTCTCAGGCTGACTTGATAGCAGTCAGACAGTTAGGGATGAAATAATATGGATGCAAAGTGGAAAGCTTTTTTCAATACCGCAATGGAAAAAACAGCTCTTGTAGGTTCTGCTATTTATGGTGGCCTTTCTTTATGGTCTCTTAAAGACAGAAATCAACAGCTTCAAAATATTGCAAAAATAGACCCAGTGCAAAGGGACCGCGACGCAAGATTACAATTAAAACCGTCCAGTGCATATCAATTTGAGGGTGGGAAAAGGTCGGGCACGCCGGGATTAGTGAACCCTCATCGTATGTAAAGGAGCCAATATGACAGAAAACATAAAAACTGCTGCTGAAAACCTTAAAGCAAAAGGTGTAATCAGCGATGAAGAGTACGACATACTGTGTAAATTTGCTGCATTTACTATTGGTAAAAAAGCGCCTACCGGCCTGAAAGGTTTATGGGCAAAATTTACCGGTTCGGGCAGCAAGTCCGGAATCAAAATTATGGGCAAGGGCAAAGGTAAGAAAAAGGCTTTTGATATAGCCAAAGGCGACCTTATGCCTTATGCTGTTATTGGTGCTGGCGCTCTTGCAGGTAAAGAAGTTGTCGTTGACCCGATTATACAGGCAACAAAAATAAAACGCTCATATGACGCAATGACTAAAAAGGTGCCACAGCTGGCAGAAAAAGACCAGGAGCAGCTCAAAGACTATTTCAATGTCGTAAAGACCTTCTCCCCAAGAACTGCCAGCAACCCACTGGTCGCAGGTCACCTTGTCAATAAAATGATAGAGTTCGGCGGTGTTGACCATAAGCTCGTTCAGGATATTGCATCTATTGAGGCTGGGCTCACGCCGACGAAAATTGTTCCCGGCGCTCTTGAAGCTGGGGCGAAAGCTGTAGCCGGCGCCCCATAAGAAAGGACTGATATGATACCGCTGGACGGGATGGATACTTATATTGAGAAAAGGGCCGCGCCAATCGGAGACAGTATAGCAAAACTTGTCGGGAAAGGTGCGAAGGGTCTTTTTAATGTTGTGCGTCGCTATCCAAAAACAACCATTGGCGTTGTCGGAGCTGGTGCTTTAGCTACCGGCGTTTCAGACCGGGTACATGACCTATATAATATTCTCAGTGAAATGCGGAAGCGCAGAACAATGAAGAAAGAGGTTATACCGACCCTCAAACAGATAGCACAAAATACGGCACCTCCTCCAACAGAGGCGACTCCACCTGAACAACAGAAATTAATGGTACTACCATTAACATAAAAATATTATGATAAAATACATTACATGCGACTCCATTGATGAGAATGGCCAACACATTGTTCCGGTAAATTCACTTTACCAGATGAATAAGACCGCGGCAAGTAATTATGCTCCGGAAATTATGAAGGTTATTCTTCATATGAAGCGTAAACCTGACCGATATTATGTTGTGGTTAACGCTCTTGGCTCATACGAGATATGGGGTTCGAATCGTAATGGTGATGCCTTTCCAGAGGTTGGCCTTGCCCACAAGTCATTAAGAACAGATATGGGCACGCCAAACGATTACGGGTACAAAACCTTCGAATACTATGCCAAATTTTATAAGCACCATGTCAATAAAGACCCGAAGCGCTCCTTCGGTGAAATTATCTTCTCACACTGGAACCCGGTACTGCATCGTGTAGAGCTTATTGTAGCCATAAATACAAAATCTGGTGCCGATGTTATTGAGGCTCTTGAAAAAGGAGATCATGTTGCCGTCTCGATGGGGTGTAAGGTAAAGTTTGACAGATGTAACATATGCGGAAATAAAGCCAAGACCAGAAAGTCCTACTGCAAGCACGCTAAAAACCATCTCGGTAAAATCATTACAGAAGACCTTGCAAAATTGTGGTCAAGAGAATTAGGCAAGGTGATTCTTCCTGGAACACAGGTGTTCGTTTATAATGACTTTCCAAGATTTTTTGATTTATCCAGAGTTTTTGTCGGCGCAGACAGAATTTCGTATGTTCTTGGAAAAGCCGCATCGGCCGGCCCGATTATACTGTCAACAGATTTAGCTGACGCATACGGTGTTACTGATGATATGGTTGATAAGTTTGCGCAGGTGAGTAAAAAGAGTGAAATCAGCAAAAACATCGGTGGAACGCTCGGCCCTGATGATATTGACGGTAGAATGCAGCCAGCAAGCAAAGTCACTTTATTAAGAAAAGCCCTTGATGAAAAAGTGAATAACTCTATTGCCGCCGAACCAAAACTCCCTCGACAGCTTATTGATTCAATGGCGTCCACGCTGTCATTGAGCACTATCTTCTCAACACTTCTTGGCCTTGGTATACACCCAAAGCCTGAAGAATTCCAGCGTATTGTTTTAATACGGATACGACAAAAACCCCTTGCAGACGAGTTGGATAATAAAGGTATTATATTCAACTATAGGGACGAAGCTGAACCACAACATCTTGATATATCCAACAGCAACTTCAGCAACACCTTGGGTCGTCTGCTTGTTCCACATTTACAATCGAGAAGTTGTTTCCCCAGCTTTCTTGAGCCTCGCATCAAATCAATAATGATGATAAAGACCGGGCAGTTTGAAGAGTCGCCTGCTGAATATAAACCAAGCCCACTACACGCATTGGCCGGGCTTGTTGCTTTATACACAGGGTTGAAGTTAAAAGCGAAAGGGTATGGCCCGAAGCAGCTTGCCGATGTGTTTTCAAAACCATGGCTCCAAGCAGTTATAGGTGGTGGCGCTGTTGCGACAATATATAATAAAATTAATAAGAAAAAAGATGATGAAATGTTCAGGCCTGCAATTGACTATGAAAACATACTACAGGATACTAACTTTTCAGGCCACATTAAACAGTCTGGCGCTCGTGAGGCGGCATACGGCTATGGTTTACTTGCCAGTGCTCTGGCATTACCAAGTGCATATGTAGCCAACGTATACAATCAAAAGTCATTACGAACCAAAGGTCGCAAGCTATTTCCTGGTGCTGGAACAGACCCTCGAGTTGCTGCTGGAGGTGCTGGTATATCAGCTGCTGGAATTACATCGCTGATTAAAAAATTACCTAAAAAAGGTTAGGATATATATAATTTAATTATATTTAATTATTGAAAATTTATTGCATTCAATATATCATGAACTTATATTGTTAATAAATGCAAAGTTGAAATAACTTTTTTTTAATCCATCGATGGAGGTTATAAATGAGTAAGACCAAGAAAACAACTTTTGAGGATCATCTCAATATTGTTGAGGCTGGTCAGAAAACAGCATCTGCCAACGCTGTTGATGGTGACAACCAGGGCAGTTTGCTTGACAAATTAGCTTCAGAACTTGATGATGGTTCTGAAAAGACTGCTGCTGAGAGTGTTACCGATGAGGCAGCTCCCTCAAATGAAGGTGAAGTTCAACCTGCAGATTCCAGTGTCGCTGGTGCCGCCGAGCCGGTAGTAGCCGCCACTGAAGGTGTTGCAACCCCTCAGACCGAAATTGCCGGTGGAAATAACGCCGAAGCTATGGCCGGTGAGCAGCCTGCTGCTACAAAGCAAAACGAAGGTACCGCAATTTCAGCCGGTGATGGCAAAGTCACTGATGCAAACATGCTTCATAAGACTCCCGCCGCTGTTGCCGAAGCGGTTGAGCCGACAAACAAGACAGCCAGTGATGACCAGATAAAAGAGGCCGAAGCTATTGGTACCAAAATAGCAGAAGCTTTCTATGGACACATTGAAAAGCTGGCAAAAGATGAAGAGTACACTGAAGCTCTGAATCTTCTTGATGAGACCGGTCTGCTTGAAGGTTACAATATCAAAGACTCCGGCATGAACAAAACTGCTGAAGAAGACAACACTGACTATCTCGCAAAAATTGCTGCCAAGAATGAAACTCTGACCAGAGATGACATTATTGGTGGTGCGCGTCAGTATCTCGGCCTGGTTAAAGAAGCCCAGGACGCAGAAGAGCAGGGCAGACAGGACGCCCGTGACTTGGTTGCATTCCTTGAGGAATATGAGCAGACCAAGACCGCTTCAGCCGAAACCGAGAAAACAGCAGAGGCAAAGCCGGCCGAAGAAACACCCGCGGCGGAAGCGAAGGAAACAAAAACTGAGAAGCCCGCTGAAGAGACAAAGGTTGCAACTCTGCTGAAAGACAAAGATGTTGTCTCAGCTGTTAAACTGTTGAAAGAAAAAGGCGTCATTTAATAAGTCTTCTTTATTCCTGAAGGAGGCTGTTAATGGTCTTTAACCAAAACATTGGTCAGCTCATCTTAAGCTATTTGGCAAAAGATGGTCAGACCGAAAAGACAGCTTCAGAAGATTTTTCTTCTGAAGAGGCTAAGAAGATTTCTGCAGGCCTGATAAAGGTCGCATCGTTCCCATGTAATGAGGACGTATACGACTCGGTCCAAGAAATCATGAAAATAGCCGCTGAATGTATAAACAGTGTATCGGAATCTCTTAAATCCGTACAAGAGCGTAACGATGGCCTTGAAAAAGCCGCTGAAGTAAGATGCCTGCTGGATGATATGATTCGTTTCGGGATTGTTGATGAATCAGGTGTCGAGGAAAAAGTTGCTGAATTAATGAATAAAGAGAAGCGCGAATTGGACGTTATTAAAGAAGCGACAAAGATTGCTCAGAACGGAAAAGGAGAAAGTTTAATTTTTGACAAGGTAGCAAACGAACAGCCAGGCGGGAAGTCAGAAAAACGCGGTATGTTTGATTCAGTCCTTGATAGTTAACTTTTTTTTAACCATTAACTGGGAGCAATCGTGCTTGAGATTTTAACTCATTTCAACAAAATTGACAGAGTTTCTCGCGTAATTGATCCTGATAACTTTCTTGCTGTTCCCGGAATCTGGGCAGAAGTAGCTGATGACGGCTCGCTCGTCAACATTACTACTGCCACCCCAGCAGCTATCAATAAGCTCGTTGTTGGTAACAGGTCGGACAACATTTATGAGTCTCACGACTCATCGGTTGGCCGTATTACCACCATGGAGACTATTGGTATCCGGGTCAAAGTGGACAGTGAAGGTTATGACGGAACAATCAACAAGGGAGACCTGCTTGTTCCTTCTGCCGCAGACGGCACCGAAGGTAAGCTTGTTTCGACAGTAGAAACTACCGAGACTGGTGATTTCGAAGTTGTCGCCCGCTGCGAAGAGGTAGGCACGGACTACATTGTGTACAAAACAATTTCTCCGGAAATTGTCACTCTGGCAGGTCCGTAAACCGGTAAGTAAATAAATGCCCGGGCCGAGCTATAATCGGCCCATTTTAAAAAACTAAAACTATTTAAACTATTTAAAGTAATCAAGGAGCAGCTATGAACGAAACAATCACTGCAATACAAAGCAATGATGCGTTTCTTGAGAAGCTTGGCACAGTCGAGGGTCAGGCACAGCTGTCCGAGGCCGGTCGTCAGTATGTTAAGACCGAACTGCAGGAAGCTGCGTTTACTCGCGCCATAATTCCCCAGGAACCGATCACAGTCGCTGACTGTCAGAGAAATGTCAATGACAACTCTCTGTATTTAATCCGTGATATCGAACCAGACGCTTCCGCGGTTGCCGTTGACAACCTTGGTGAGCCCAATGGTAAGTACGTAAAGGGCGAACGGTATATCATACCTGTCGTCAATTTCGTAACCAAACGTTTCCAGATAACCGTCGAAGACCTTCGTGCCTATCAGTACAAAATCACGAAGAGAATCGAAGACAAATCAGTTCCGGTTCTGGAAAAGCTTGAAGACAAATACTTCATGCGTCTTTGCGGCGCAGCTCTTGCAGTTGCTCCCGACACCACGAGAAAGGTTCTGAAGTACACCGGCACCAACGATCTTGAGCTTGCACAGGGCGACCTGGTCAAGATTAAGAACACTCTGTCTGCCGGTATCAATGGCTCAGACCCGAAACGGAAAGAAGTTGCCTGCATTCTGATGTGCCAGGAAGCTTTCGAAACCGCAGTATTCCTTCCCGGCGCCGGCGACGACTTCGGTAAGGATCGTATCCAGCATGGTATCACCTCAGACACTCTGCACGGGACCAAGATTATCAAGACTATCAAGAGTGATCTGCTTCCTGTTGGACACCTTTTTGCTTTCACCACTCCCGACTTCCTGGGTCACAACTTTGCTCTCGGTGATCCCAGTTTCGAAATCAAGTCGAATTTCGGCCTGATTGAGTGGCAGACCAAAGAATCAATTGCTACCGGTATTGGTAATGCACTGTCCGTAGCGCTTCTTACCCTTAAGGGTTCGGTTAATCCTGGTGGGTCAACAGACCTCGAAGTTGCAACCGACGGAACGCTGCCTTCAAACATTTCCGATTACTACGCCGGATTAGTAATATAACGAAACCGAGGTGTGAAAAGTAATAGATAGAGGCCCTGCCCAGGTGTTGGGCTGGGCCTTTTTTAATTATTAATCTTTTAAAGAGGGATGGGTGGAATGGATTATCAAAACATAGCAAAAACACCAAAATTTGCAGTAGTGAGGGGGACAAGGCGTATTGTTGCGCCAGGTGAAAAAATCAGCTTAAGCCATCGTGACGTCGATAAAACAAGAGGTGGGATGCGATTCTTTGAATTAATCCCGCCAAAACCATCAACTGCTGATGCTGAAACCAGAAAGGCTCGTGAGCCGGTAATAAAACTTAAATCAGAGAAGGTGGAACCAAAAAAGGCCAAGGTAGAAAAAAAGCCGGAGAAAAAGATACCGGTTACTGAGCCGTCTATTGGAGAGCCTCCTACAAAGGAGCCCGAGAAGCAGGAGCCCGAGAAGCAGGAGCCCGAGAAGCAGGAACCTGAGAAAAAGGAACCTGAGAAGGGGCCCGAGGAAAAGAAGGAGCCTGAAAAGGAGCCTGAAAAGAAAGAAGAAAACAAATCTTCAGAAAAAGATAGCCAAAAATCTGAGGAATAAAATATAATTAATCAAGGAGACAGTTATGTTATACATCAATAAAGCAAAGGTCCGTAAGCTGATCGGCGTAAGGCGCGTGAAGAAATGGATTCAGCCCGGTGAGACTGTTGATTTGGATAGCTTTGACGTCAGAAACCTCGGTATGAATTCTGTTTATTTTGAAGCATACGTCCCTGAACCGGAAGAAAAACCAGCACCTCCCGCCGAAGAGCCAAAAACAGAAGAGCCCAAAGTAGATGAACCGGCTGATAGCGGCGATGATGAAAAGAAAGAGCCGGAGAAAAAGGAGCCGGAGAAAAAGGACCCTCCCAAAAAGTCCAAAAAGGAGTTAGAGGCTGAGAAAAAGGCCGCTAAGAAAAAGGAAGCCGACGCCCGCAAGGCTCTCAAAGAGTCTCTTACCGGAATGACTAAAGTTCGTCTTATTGAGGTCGGCGAAGAAGTGATTGGTGTTGATGTCAAATCGAGAGACACCAAAGACGCCATAATCAAGCAGCTTATGAAAGCAGCCAAGGATAAAGGTTACGAATACGTTCTGAAAAACTCTTAATGAGGTGAGTATGAAAACAAATAAGGAAATCTACAACGAAGCTTTTAATGACGAGCTTGAGAAAATCGCCAAGATCAGAGTTGGTGATATCGAGGACGTGGTTGGTGGATACCTTTCTGACAGCTTGGAAGATGAGGCAAGAGATCTGATTGCTAAAGAAACAGCGAAGAGGTTTGCTGTCAGACACCCCGTTTTAGCATCTCTTCCAACATTAGGGCTTCCTATATGGCCATCAATATCAAAGGGAAAGGCTATTGATAAAATTACAAAATCATTAGCCAGAAAGCACCCTGAAATCAGGAAGATGAAGGCGAAGTCTGAAAAGGATGCATATCGTGCTATGATTGAACAGCAAAAGCTTGACATTGAATCCGATAAGGCCAACCAGCTTTCAAACGCTGCAACCGCAGCCGGAATTGCTGCGCTCCCATTGATTACAACCATAATGGATAATAAGCGCAAGGAAAAAGAAAAAGAAGAAACGCCAAGCGTGTATTAAATTTAACCTAAGAGGTTGAAATGTTATTCATATCAAATACCGGTAAAGCAAAAACGGTGAAGTCAAGCATAGGAAGATTGGTGACAATCCCTCCTGGCAATTCTTCACAGATTGATGACCCGGCGTTGCAGTCGGTAGCAAAAACCAACCGTGACCTGAAACTTCTCACTAAGGATGAATTTTATAAATCAACCAAACAGGTTCCAATGAAGAAAAAGGTTGATGATGTTGTGAAGCAGAAGAAAGAGGAGTCTGAGAAAAAGGCCGCGGCTGTTGAAAAGAAAAAGAAGACTGCCGCCAAAAAATCAGAGATTGAGAAGAAAAAGAAAACTGAGAAAGCCGAATCTGAAAAATAGGGGGATATGTGCCAACTCCTGAAGAATACAGAGATCACCTGCGTAATTATATAAAAGACCATGAAAATCTGAACAGGTTGTTACGGTTCGTAGAGGAAAATACCGATGACGAGCTTGATATGTATTTATATATGGCGCTGGGCTTTCTCAACTCTATACCGCCGCCCATTGGTAATTATACAATGGATACGTTTCCACACCCGGCGCTGCTGATTCATCAGGCTACGATAGAATGTCTGATATCAAACAGTATCGTTATGGCCAGAAATGATTTGACATATAATAATGGTGGTGTGACTGTCAAAATCTCTGATGGAGACCGGTATTTGAAGATGCTTCAAACTCTTTATCGTATGACCGATTTGGAAATTCAAATCTTTAAAAATAACAAAATAGCAATTAATATAAACGGTGCGTGGGGTAGCGTGTCTTCTCCTTATGGTTATTTGCATGCCGGAGCACGCACGTTAAGGCCAAATACAATCTTGTAGCAAAGGAGTATACATGGAAACTCTGGCAATTGAAGATGTCATAAAACTTGCTGCAGTAAGTTCAAAATTCAGACAATTGATTGATGAGGCTGTCAAGACGGCGGCCGACGAACCTACTGACTTTGATGAAAAGGTTCCTGCTGAAGAAGAGGAAACCAAGAAGGAAAAGAAACCACCGGAGAAGAAAGAAGAAGAGGTTGCAGCTGAACCCGTTGCTCCTCCACCACCAGCACCGCCAGAAGGAGGCGGCGGCCTTGTTACTCCCGAAGTTGCAGGAGCTAATGCGGCAAGGGCTTTTGTTGGTGAAGAAACCATGGCAGCAGCCGCAACTGGCGACCCGAACGCCCAGGATATGGTTGCACGGGTAGCCGGCCAGGTAGCAGCTGGAGTATCTGAAGCTGCGGCAAGAAGCACCGGAGCGGCAGCGCCACCTCCACCAGTCGAAGCAATGCCGCCAGAAGCTGTTCCGCCAGTACCACCGGCAGAAGGTGCGGCAGCAGGGGCAACAGCAGTTCCGGCAGCACCAGCGCAGACACCCGAAGAGACAGTGGCAAATGATATAGTGCCTCCTCCGTCAGCAGCTCCAGCCCCAGGTGTTCAGATACCTGATAAGGGGCAGCAGACAGCAGTGGCCCCACAGGCAAATGCCTTGCCAGTTCCAGCTGGGGGTAACGGCCAAACGGTTGACCCCGCCACGGTAGCAAAACTTATACAGTTAGCAAAAGCTGGTCAAATATAATTGATTAACCGGTTTTGACTGAATAATACGAAAGGGGTGGAAAATCTTTTCTACCCCTTTTCTATAATTGGTAAGTGACAACTCGTAAACTATATTATAATATATTAGTATAGGGAGATAACGATGTCTCAGAAAATTACTAAAAACTTTTCATTTTATGAGTTCAAGCCGAAGGGTAAGCCGCGAGTATGGCTGCCATCCAGCTCTTACCAGCGTAAATTAATAGTCAATCTTGCCGAAAATCTCCAGATTGTCAGGTCTGCAATGCCGAAGGGTTACATACAAATCACTTCAGGAGTCAGGTCTGCTGAAGATTACACAAGGTTGGTCAAGGCTGGATATCGGCCGTCAAAGACCAGTGACCATAATTGCGGTAACGCTGTGCCACTTACCATTAATTCGAGAAAGTATAAAAAGTATGGACCAACTTATAATTTCTCTGTTGGAGCTGCTGATTGTGTATCTCGTGGCTTTCCTGTTTATGAATTATTTCGATTAGCGCAGGAGCTGGTAAACAAGGGTAAATGTAAATTTGGACAGGTTATATACGAAGAGAATCCGAGAAGTGGAGCACAATGGGTGCACTTTGGAGGAGATCCGGGTTTCGTCTTTTCAGAACGAATTGTTGCTTTTATCAACAGGACTCAGTTTCTCCAAAGCCTCGATGGTGGAAGAAGTTATCAGGTAGCCTAATAGGCGGTTATAATGCAATTTTCACTTGTTGAAGTTGTAAAAACTAAAAATAATACATTCTACATAGAATGGGACATGGCTCCCGGGACTGGTGAGTCTGTCGATGACTGGAAGTTCCAGATTCACTGGAGCTTTGACCCGGCCGAAGGGTTTCTGCCAGTCACTGATGAGAATGAAGATCCGATTGAGATAGATGGCGCTGTCGGTCCGCTGGTATATGACCATCAGCACTGGCAGTACAATTTCAATAAAGACCGGTATTATAAAGTCCTTGCTATCTTCAAAGCCGATGAAAATATCAATTTCTTTTCAGAAAAAGTATATATCGGCATGTACAGCGACGGTCATCACGAAACGATGCGTCACGCTGAAGAGACTCTGTATACCATGTACCATGGTGAGCCTTGTCTCATTATTAAGCGTAAAAGTTTCGGTGCGCGGTGCCCGACCTGCTGGTCGCCAGAGCGCCAACAGCGTGTAAGGTCTCATTGTGACACCTGCCAGGGAACCGGTTATGTGGTCGGGTATTATCAGCCCATTTCAATTCAGGTGTCATTCGATTCAGACCCGAAAAAGTCAGACTCTCAGAAAGAATGGGAGAATGTTTACGATACAAAGCGGGCAAGGCTCAGTAACTATCCATTGGTAAGGCCGAAAGACCTTATCGTCAACCAGGATGATAATAAACGGTACGTTATATCCCATGTGGAGACGACAAAGCTTCCTCGGGTAAGTCAACTCGAACCGGAACTTACTCTTTCGAAGCAGAATTATATCCTCAGTCAGCTACTAACCCTCGAAGAGCTTAATCCTGATGACAACGAGTATTTCATAGATGTGGATAATATCCCCGACATCCCCATCTCAGACGAAGGGCAAACGGGGAGCACTCTTCCATTCTTTAATGACCACATGCCGGTGACAGTCGACCCTCCGCTGGAAATAACTGATGGTCAGCAGCATATCGTCTTAAATTACAGCTCTGATGATTTTGAGGTAGTTGCAGGCGCTTTGGCTCTTAAAAACAGCACAGGCTCACTTGGAACAGAAGTGTATGAAGCCGCGGAGGTGATACCCACAGCTTTAAAAGTTGTGGCTGTAAATAATGATGGGAAGATAATACTTGCGGATCATACTGATATAACTCATCTTAATAGAGTAGTCGGAATTGCTTTGAGCGCTGCTGGTATTGGAAATGAGATACTCGTTCAGAAATTAGGCAAGCTCGAATATTCCGGTTGGAATTGGACGATAGGAAGAAGTATTTTCTTTAATAGCGACAGTGATTTGGTACAGGCTCCGCAGGAAACAGCTTTTTGGATGATTGTGGCCAAACCTGTCAAGACAAATAGAATAGAAATTCATTTACGTGTTCCAGTAATAAGGGCTGTGTAAAGTGGCAAAGACAGACTTACCAGATACAAAAGGTGAAATAACCGATATCGGTGATAATACCTATGAAATAAGGTATGATGAGGACGCAAAGGTTGAAATAGGTGATAAAACCCAAACAACCAAATTTGTTCCGTCAGTCAAGCTTTATAAATGGGATGATGCCTTTTTTGAACTTACTGTTCCAACCACTGAGGTAAAGGTTCCAGACCTTACTGATAACATTCTTACATGGGTAACGCCTGATTATACATTAAGGTTTTATCCTGAAGAAAAAACAGCTTATATGGAAGAGGGCGGCCTTGAGTTTGAAATAATCCTTAATAAGGCGATGGTTGGAAATCAAATAGAACTTGATTTTAAAAGCCAAAACCTTGAGTTTCTTAAACAGCTTGCTTATGACCAGCAGATTCCAGCTCCTGAAGATGCTGATATAGGGGTTGTTACCAAAACTGAAACACAAGGATTGCGAGCTGACAAAAGCGTTGCTGTCAGTATGCCGGAAAACGCTATAAACTCATACGCTGTTTATCACCAATCGAAAATGCATGGAAGATACAAAACCGGAAAGGCATTTCATATTTGGAGATTAAAAGCGATAGACAGTAAATTAAATGAAGCGTGGTGTGATGTAGATATTGAGGAGAATCCTACAAAATCTATTGAAAAAACCGGTAAGTTTACAATTACGATACCAAAATCTTTTCTTGATACTGCATCGTACCCGGTTACCATCGACCCTACATTTGGATATACTACTCTTGGTACTACGACTGTAACTCAGGAGGACTTGGTTATTGGGAGGTCTGTGGCTCCAAGCTCTGGTGGAAGAATTATAGAATTATATGTCGGGCTTGAAGGCGGCACTGCTGTTCCAGCTAATGACTGGGATTCTGGTGATGAAGTTCAAATGGCACTATATTCTGTATCAGGCACTACTGGAACATTAATGCGCCCCACTTCTGAGGTGTTAGAAGATGGCCATGCTGCTGCTGGGTTTGTTAAATTTAAACCCAGAGGCGGGATAGTAATAGAAAATGCGCAAGAATATCTGATAGCATCGGCACGTTATACCACAGGTATAAGAAGAGATACCGGTTTTACTTCAGGTGATTCAAAATATTTTGCTCATATCAACTTTGTAAAGCCAGGTTATCATTGGTTAGAATCAGCAACATTGACAAATTCTTCAAGCCGCTATTCAACCTATGCGCGATACGCAGATACTGGTTCAAATGGTGAAGATTTCGGCATTTCTGCGACTGTTGGAACATCTCAAGCAGTTGTGAATGCGCGATATATGGGCGGTACTACTCCTGATTGCGACCATATGTATGTTGATACATTAAATTATTATGCTTTGGCAGCAGGGACTATAACTATCGCACTTTACACTGGGGGAGCGTTGGATGACCCTACCGGAGCAACAAGGAGGACATACGCCGCCAATGTTTCTGTTGTCGCTGGGTGGAACGCAATAAGTGTTACGAAATATAAATTACCAAAAAATACTATTTTCTGGATAGGGTGGGCCGCAGATGCGTCGGCTGACCCATATGCGTCTTCAAGCTCTGCTGATGCTGGAGATTTCCAGACGGCAAGAGGAAGATGGAGTCAAACTACTCCTGCCGATTATGATGAAACAACGGCGATGCCAACCAGCCCTGGTGCAGGATCGTTTAGTGATTTCTGGTACCTTGTTAATGCTACAATTGAGGTCGAAGAAGAAGACTATGATGATTGGGCATATAATAGGAAGTTATGGATTGATACTACATCTGATGGTGCTGATGTAAGCGGAAATGTTGACGACTTCCCTATATTGGTCAGGCTTGATACTTATAAAGTTCCATTTGCTCAATGTAATTCAGACGGTTCTGATATACGATTTGAAGACTCTTCCGGAAACAAGTTATGGTTCGAAAAAGAGCGATGGGACAATACTAATAAGCTTGGTGAATTCTGGGTCTTTATGCCGACAGTTTCCGGTAATACCAAGCAGTATATTACTGTTTACTGGGGCAAATCTGATGCAGAAGACATATCATATTCTTTCAATGTTTTCAGGAGAAATGCTGGATTTGCGGCAGTGTATCATCTGAATGAAAGTTTTGTCGATGCGACTGATAATGAATACAATGGAACCAACAATGGTTCTGACGATGTAGAGGGTGTCTCTGCTCGTGGTCGAGAATTCGTTGAAGCAAATAGTGATTATATATCAGCCACGTTGACACATGTATTTAATAGCATTTCGACCCAAAACCATCGAGTGTCATTCTGGATGGATGCTGATGATATAGCTACACAGTCACCATGGACTCGAATATTTGAAGCACGATATGACGATGACAATTTTGTACAATTTGTAATTCAGGATGTTGCTGGAGACCTGGCTTTCAATGTCGAAGACGCGACTACTCAAAGAAGCCAGATGGTTGATTCGGCTATTAGCGCTGGTACAGAATATCATGTTGTTGGTATTTGGGAAGCTGCTGTTGATACGCTTACACTGTCCGTAAATGGAGTAACACAATCAACCGCTGGTGCAACAAACGCAGGCCCTGGTACGGCACAGGCTGTTAATATCGGCCGAAGAACAGACGGGTCAGCATTAACTCATTACGACGGGATGATCGACGAAGTTCGTATTGACAGAATATTACGTTCTCAGGATTGGAGAACTTTAAGATATGAAACTGAAAGAAAAGACCAAACCAGTGTCTTCTTTGATGCTGACATGGATATGCGCACTGTAGGCAGAGGCACCCGTAGAGGTGTTGGAAACGGTGTCGGATAATAGAAGGAGTTAATATATGGAACTTACGAGAGAACAAAATGTAGCGTCATACTTTGTAATACCGCTGATCGATGCGTCGAATCGGCCTGATTACAAAGCCGGACCAACGCTGACGGCCGGTGACGTTAAGGTTATTCGTCATACTGGCGGGAGCTGGAATGTATCCAATATTGGAACTCTTCCGTCTGCGATAACCGGCGCTACTACACAGCTTTTAGTCACTTTGACAGCGACAGAGCTTAATCCTGATGATAATAAATATCCTGTGATTATTCAGTTTGTAGACCAGACTGATCCGAAAGAGTGGGACGATCAGACGGTTATTATCTGGACACGGCCTGTTGTATCGAACGTGACAGAGCTTGACGGTGGCGCACAATCGCTCACTGACCTTAAGGATTTTGCTGATGCCGGATATGACCCTGCAACGAATAAGGTTGAGGGTGTTAAGCTGGTTGATACCACTACGACGAATACCGATCTGTCAGCTCATGACAGTAAACTTGACACTGTTGACACTGTTGTTGATGCAATAAAAGCTGTTACAGACAATCTGCCTAATAGCGGCGCATTAACAGATATAGATACTGGGGTTAATAATATTGAAGCGAAGCTGCCTACTAATTATATCATGGGCTCTGGAGTACAGACTGACAAAGATGATGAGATTGATGCTATTAAAGCTGTTACAGATAATCTTCCAAACAGTGGTGCTCTTACCGATATTGACACCGGTATAAATAACATCGAAGGAAAACTTCCTACCAACTATATCATGGGCTCGTCAGTTCAGACTGATAAGGACGATGAAATCGATGCAATTAAAGCTAAGACTGATAATTTGCCAGCTGACCCTGCATCAGAAACCAATGTAGACGCTAATGAGGCCAAGATTGACATTATAGATACAAATGTTGATGCTATTAAAGCCAAAACAGACAACCTGCCAGCAGACCCTGCATCAGAAACAAACGTCGATGCAAATGAGACTAAGATTGATGCTATTGATACTGTTGTCGATGCAATTAAGGCAGTTACCGATAATCTTCCAAATAGTGGAGCTCTTACAGATATCGATACTGGTGTTAATAATATTGAGGCCAAACTGCCGACCAATTATATCATGGGCTCTTCTGTCCAGACTGATAAGGATGATGAGATTGATGCTATTAAAGCAAAAACTGATGACCTTGCTTTTACTGCCGGAAATGTCCATGCTGATATTCAGGAATACAATACCCATCCTGATGTCGATCTTGCAGACGATGCGATTACTGCTGCGAAATTCGATGAAACTACAGCATACCCACTTAAGTCTGATGACAGTGGTAGTACTCAGGTTGCCCGTACCGGAGCAGATGCCGATACCCTTGAAACGCTATCTGACCAGATTGATGGTGTCCAGACAAGTGTTGACGGTATTCAGAATAATACCAATTTTGTAGCGACTGTTCCTCAACATATGTTAATACCTGATTCAGGTGATACCATGTATAAAATCACTGTTCACTTTTACGATAGTGACGGAAACATGGAAGACCCAGACAGTAATGAAATTGACATTCTGTATGAGGGTGTCGATGGTACTGATAAGGATGCGTTCTTCGATGATGCTGGCGGAATAACAGGAGCAACAGCTGGAGTTATTGATGCAAATATGTGGAAGATGGTTCGGATAGGTGTTGGCCATTATGAGACATATTACAAGCTTCCAAGCACTGAAAGCCCAGAACAATGGACCGCTTCATTCAAGCTTAATGAGGCGTCAACACTATTACAGTACGCTCGCTCAACAAATGTTGTAGATGAGACTCCTGGATCGACCACTTTGGCTGATAATACAACCAATGCTGACATTATTGCAGAAGCTCTGAAAGAAAGAGATGTGTCAGGAGTATCTGCTGTTTCAGGATCTGTCTATAAAGACATTATGGATAATATCGATACGAATGAAACCAAAATCGATACTGTCGATACGGTTGTTGACGCAATTAAGGCGAAAACGGACAACCTTCCTGCCGATCCAGCATCTGAAACTAACGTTGATGCTAATGAGACTAAAATTGATGCTATCGATACAGTTGTTGATGCTATTAAGGCTGTAACTGACAACCTTCCAAACTCTGGTGCACTTACTGATATCGATACCGGAATAAATAATATTGAGGCGAAACTGCCTACTAATTATATCATGGGCAGCTCGGTACAGACAGATAAGGATGATGAGATCGATGCTATTAAGGCAAAGACTGACAACCTTCCTGCCGACCCGGCATCCGAAACCAATGTCGATGCCAATGAAGCGAAAATAGACATTATCGACACTGTCGTTGATGCTATTAAGGTCAAGACAGATAATCTTCCAGTTGACCCTGCAAGTGAAACCAATGTCGATGCTAATGAAGCGAAAATAGACATTATAGACACAGTGGTCGATGCAATTAAATTAGTGACTGATAACCTTCCTAACTCAGGTTCGCTTACCGATATTGATACCGGAATAAATAATATTGAGGCCAAGTTACCTACTAATTACATCATGGGTAGCTCTGTGCAGTCTGATAAGGATGACGAAATAGATTCTATCAAATCTACTGTTGAAGGTCTTAATGACATATCGGCGGCTGAAGTAAATGCTGAAGTCGATCAAGCACTGATAGATATAAATCTTGACCACTTGCTGGCAGTTGCTGATGCTGACGATGTAGTTGATAACTCTGTGATCGCAAAGCTTGCTGCAAAGGGCGCAACTGCTGATTGGAGTACATTTGATAATACTACAAATTCACTTGAAGCAATTACTGATGACCTTGCAGTGGTAGATGCAACCGCAGATGCTATTAAAGCCAAAACAGATAATCTACCTGCAGACCCAGCATCTGAGACCAATGTTGATGCTACTGAAGTTAAGGTTGATGCCATTAAATCAAAAACAGATCAGCTTGCTTTTACTACTGGAAATGTGCACGCCGATATTCAGGAATATAATACACATCCTGATATTGATCTTAATGCCGATCAGAGCGGAGTAACTATAGGTACAGTTAACGCTCTTGGTGCACAGGCCAAACTTGATGTGAATGCCGAGGTCGACACGGCTCTTTCTGATTATGATGGCCCAACCAAAGCAGAGATGGATGCCGCTTTTGCAGCATTAAACGATCTATCAGCAGCTGAAGTAAATACTGAAGTTGATACTGCTCTTGCAGATATAGGGCTTGACCATCTGATATCAGCCTCAGTTGCTGGAGCAGATGTGGCAGACGATTCTATTATAGCCCAAATGGTATCAAAATCCGGAACTGCTGATTGGGACACTTTTGATAACACAACAGATTCGCTTGAAGCTATTAGAGATAATCAGATAGCTGGAGGGTTAACTCAGCAGCAGGTAAGAGATGCTATGAAACTTGATGCTACTGGTGGGGCTCCTGCGGCAGGATCAGTTGACCAGCATCTTGACGACATTCTTTCAAATATCGGAACTCCCGTTGCTCTTGACGGTGGTTCTGCTGATCTTGCTGGAATGTTGACAAAGATTGCAGATGATAATGGTGGTGCCGATTTCGATGCCACTACCGACTCTCTCCATTCATTACAAGGGGCAATTATTGAAGGTGTCCCATACAATGAGGTTGCAACAGCTCAGAATGTTACTAATGGTACGGTTGATTCAGGAGATTACACAGATACTCATGCTGAAGATGGAACATACTTCCAGTTATCGCCAAACGGATCAGCGCTTGATGTTGATCTTACATTTGATATCGACACAGCATCACCTGTTGATGTCTCAATACATGGTAGATATGATGCTGCGCCGAACAGATATGTTGAAGTGTATGCATGGGATTATGACGCCTCAGCGTGGGAACAGATAAGTAGCGCTGCAACCAGAATGAATCATTCGGCTTCTGATCAGAATTATACTTATACTCTGTTAAATAAACATAAAGACCCTTCAACAGGTGAAATGAAGATTCGATTTCTGTCTGACGAAGGTTCTTCTGGATATGACCTGTATCTTGATTCAGTATTCATTTCTGCTGTAGTTGCAGGAGCTACTCCTTCTGAAATAGCAGATGCTGTATATCTGAAGATGAAATACACAGTTTACGCAGGTGCGATCCATGTTGATACAAATAATGGAACAGCCGGTACTGAAGTCGGAGTCAACGGTATACCAAGCAATCCTGTTGATACTCTTGCTGATGCATTAACTCTCGCAGGTCTTGTTGGTGTCAGAAAACTTGTTTTTGTCCCTGGTTCGTCTGTGACACTTTCACAGGCGTTCACTGAATGGGAGCTGATTGGTTATGATTCTTCAGTTGCGCTTAATAGCCAGAATATAAGCAGGTCAATATTCCGTGGAATGATTATTTCAGGAACAGCGACCGCTGCTACTGGTTCACCAGCATTTATAGACTGTGAAATAAGCACAGCAACACTTCCTGCATGTGTAATGAAAGACTGCCAGCTTAGTAACGATGTTACACTCGGAACTGCTGCTGGCGACTACTTCTGGGACAAGTGTTTCAGTGGGGTTGCCGGAACTTCTACTCCAGCAGTTACGTTTGCTGCAAATGCTAATCTGAGCATGAGACATTATAGTGGTGGAATTGAAATTAAATCAATGGCAGCCGGTTCAAGTATGTCTCTTGAGGGAGATGGTCAGTATGTGATCAATGCGAGTTGTACCGGCGGAACCCTTGCTACGAGAGGTAACTTCCAGAGAACTGATAATGCAAGCGGCGCTGTTACAGAGTCTGACGTCGGTAGAATGGCGACAGACCAGCTTGACCAGGCCCTTGTTGACATAAATCTTGATCATCTTCTTGCAGTTGCAGATGCCGACGATGTTGTTGATGATTCAGTAATAGCGAAATTGGCGGCAAATGGTGGAGACTGGAGCACATTTGACGACACAACCGATTCGCTTGAAGCTGTATCGGATAAGGTTGATACAGTTGACACTGTTGTTGATGCTATTAAGGCAAAAACAGATAACCTTCCTGCTGACCCTGCGTCAGAAACAAATGTTGATGCTACTGAAGTTAAAGTCGATGCTATTAAGGCTAAGACAGATAATCTGAACTTCAATTCAGATGGTACACCTCTTGTTCTTGCCGATATCAGAGATGTTAATGATGTTGCAGTAACAAGCGTTGATGACTTTAAAGCTGATGCAAGTGATGTCTCAGGAGCAGATGTGAATGTGACCACAATTGAGGGTGCAGATGCCACAAACCAGATTGTCGCTTCTGTAGATGCTTCAATTGAGTCTTACGGACTTGACCACCTGGTTGCTGTAGCAGTAACAGGAACTGATGTCGCAGATGACTCGATTATAGCTCAGATGGTATCAAAATCAGCAACACCTGATTATGACAGTTTCGATAACACCACAGATTCGCTTGAAGCTTTAAGAGATAATCAAATTACTCCAGCTCAGGTTAATGCTGAATGCGACACTGCATTGGCAGATTATGACGGTCCAACCAAGACAGAAATGGATAATTCATTTGCTGCTCTTAATGATATATCTGCGGCAGAGGTAAATGCGGAGGTTGACACTGCCCTTGCTGATTATGACGGACCCACTAAAACTGAAATGGATGCTGCTTTCGCAGCACTCAATGATATATCTCCGGCAGAAGTAAACGCTGAAGTTGATGCAGCTCTTGCCGATTACGACGGGCCTACTAAAGCTGAAATGGATGCCGCCTTCGCAGCCCTAAATGATATATCTGCAGCAGAAGTAAATGCAGAATGTGACCAGGCTCTTGCGGATTACGACGGGCCTACCAATGCTGAAATGCTTGCAGCTTTTGCAGCATTAAATGATATATCTCCAGCCGAAGTAAATGCTGAGGTAGACACTGCACTCGCTGATTACGATGGGCCAACAAAGGCAGAAATGGATGCTGGATTTGCCGCATTGAACGATTTATCAGCTGCTGAAGTAAATGCTGAGGTTGACCAGGCGCTTATTGATTACGATTCAAGTAACGGTGTTGCTAAAGAAGCTTCAGTTCTTGCAATTCAGAATAATACCAGATTTGTCGGTGTTGTTCCGAACAACATGCTCGTTCCTGATTCAGGTGATACCATGTACAGAATTACCGCTCACTTCTACGATCTTGACGGTAATATGGAAGATCCTGATAATAACGAAATAGCAGCAATTTATAAGAATGTTGCAGGAACTTCGAAGACCGCATTCTACGATGACGCTTCCGGAACAACTCCGGCGACATCTTCAACTACTTTTGGTGGTAAATATAAGATGATTCGTCTAAGCCAGGGTGTTTATCAAACTTACTATAAACTCCCAAGCACCGAACCTGTTGACCAGTGGATTGCCGAGTTCAGTCTTGAGGAATCTACAACACAGCTCGACTTCAGCAGAAGTACGAACGTTGTTGAAGAGAATCCTGGAAGTACGACCCTTGCGGATAATACTACCAATAAGACTATCATGGCAGAAGCGCTGAAAGAAATAGACGTCAACGCAGTCAGTGCAGTCAGTGGATCGATTTATGATGATATAATGGATAACATCGATGATAATGAAGCAAAGATTGATATAATCGATGCCAACCTTGATTCGGTTAAATCTACTGTTGACACGAATCTTGATACTACAGTATCCAGCAGGTCTGATTTCGATGAAACTACTGATCAGGTTATCGTAGCAACCAATAACGATAAGACCGGTTACGAGCTGGCTGATAACGCAATTACCAATGCGAAGATAGCAACTGACGCAATAGGTAGTGACGAGCTTGCTCTCAGTGCTGTTCAGGAAATATCGAATGGAATATATGCCGGCGGGTTTATCTATCTTGATACTTCGAATGGATCTTCAGGAACAACTGCTTACGTGAATGGGACCCCTACAAACCCTGTTGATTCACTCGCAGACGCAATGACGCTTGCTGCTGCCCTCGATATTTATCACATTAGAGTTGCAAATGGAAGCTCAATAGTGTTAAATGCATCATTAAACAATTATGTACTGTGCGGTGAAAGCTGGACATTGGACCTTAATGGCCAGAATATCGGTGGATCGATTATAATAGGGGCTGATTTCTCTGGCGCATATATAGGTACTGACCCTGAATTCAGGCTTGGTAAAATGGGAACAACTTCAGGGCCACCTGCACATTTCCATGGTACTATGTTCTCTTCTGATTTCACAATCACAGCTCCCGGAGACTACTTCTTTGATAAGTGTTACTCAGGAATAGCAGGTACCGGCGCTCCAAGTATTGACTTTGGCGCTCTGGTTGGAGGTTCGAATGTGAACTTCAGAAGCTACTCAGGTGGTGTTGAAGTTAAGAATATGGGACAGTCCGGAACAGACAATATGAGTCTGGAAGGATGGGGCCAGTTTATACTCAATGCCAACTGTGTCGGTGGAACGATAGCTGTACGTGGTCATTTTAAGAAGACCGACAATTCTGGTGGCGCTGTTACAGTGTCTGATGAAGCCAACTTCAAGTCCTCTGTTATTCATTCAGGAATAGCACAGGGCTCTGGAACCGGAAACAACCAGATACAGCTTTCAACTGCTGCCAGCTCAACTGATGGAGCATATGACCCGGCTGTAGTGATGATTGTATCAGGAACCGGCGCGGGGCAGTGCAGGATGATTTATCAGTATGCTGGAAGCACAAAGACAGCTACGGTTGATAGAAACTGGAAGGTTAATCCTGACACAACCTCTGAATACCGTATACTTGCCGACCCGGGCAGGGAGCATGTGAATGAAGGCCTTGCGCAGGGTGGAGCCGCCTCATCAATTACTCTTAACACACTTGCTTCAGGTGATGATGATGCATATAACGGTCAGATTGTATTCGTTAAGAGCGGAACCGGTGAAGACCAGGCAAGAATCGTGATTGATTATAACGGAACTACCAAAGTTGCCACGGTTGACGCTCCATGGGATACAGTTCCAGACTCAACCAGTGCGTATGTAATGCTTCCTGCTGGGTTGTCTGATATCAGGTCTGTTAATGGTTCGGTTGTAACATCAGAAGATGATTTTAAAGCTGATGTTTCCGGATTATCGACATTCGACCACACAGTAGATAATGTGATTGTCGGAACAAATAATGATAAGGCTGGTTACTCAATATCTGGTACAAAGCAGACTCTGGACGCTCTGAATGATGTATCTACAGCTGAAGTAAATGCAGAGGTTGACCAGGCTCTGGTGGATATTAACCTTGACCATCTGCTCGCTGTAGCAGATGCTGATGACGTTGTTAACGATTCGGTAATTGCGAAACTTGCCGCAAACGGTGGTGATTGGAGCACATTCGACGATACTACCGACTCTCTTGAGGCGATCTCTGATAGTCTGAGTGGAAGCGGTCTGACTCAGCAGCAGGTAAGAGATGCTATGACACTTGCGCCTACCCCAGGTGTACCGGCGGCTGGCTCTGTAGATGAACATCTGGATGATATTTTAACGGATGTTGCATCTGTTCAGGCTGATGTTACCACGATAGACGGTAAGGTTGACACCTTGCAGACCGACGTAACCACAATCGATGGTAAAGTTGATAGCATCCAGACCGATGTTACGACAATCGACGGTAAGGTTGACGGCATCCAGACTGATGTGACAGCTATTGACGGTAAAATAGATGTGATTGACGGAAACGTCGATGATATTGAAGCTGCTATCGGAAGCCCGATATCACTCGATAGCGGAACGGCAACCGTCGCCGGTATGCTTATTAAGATGGCTGATGATGCTGGCGGAGCAAATTTCGATTCAACCAACCATAGCCTTGAAGCAATCGGTGGAGCATCAGTAACGGGTGACTGGTCAGCAAATGAGAAGACTGAGATTAAGACCGTTCTCGGTATTACAAATACTGGAACACCTGATTCGACACCTTCTGACGGTGTTCTGAAATCAATTCAGGATACTGTGGTTGCGGTTGCTGGAGATGTCAATACCATCGAAACGAACGTCGGCAATGCAATATCGCTCGACGGTGGAACAGCGTCGCTTGCCGGAATGCTTACGAAGATGGCGGATAATAATAATGGAGCAGATTACGACGCTTCAATCGACAGTATGCATGAGCAGACTACCGGAAATGTCGACTGGACCAGCACTGAAAGAGAGCAGATTCGGGATGCGCTCGGTGTTGATGGCGTTAAGACCATAGCAACCGGCGGACAGTTGCAGGATGTTGCCGATAAGGTTGGAGACATCGACACCCACGTTGATGACGTCTTGCTTGCAATCGGGACCCCGATATCTCTGGATGGCGGAGGTGCCGATATCGCTGGCATGCTTACGAAGATGGCTGATGACAATAACGGCCTCTCTTTCGACGCAAGCAACGACAGTCTTAATCAGCTATCTCTCACGGCGGGTGGTAATGACTGGAACGCTTCCGAAAAAGAGCAGATTCGTGACGCTCTTGGCGTTGACGGTACGAAGCTTTCTGCTACCGGTGGACAGGTGCAGGGTATCGCATCTGATGTATCATCAATCAAGGGCGACGTCGAAGATGGAACATACGGTCTTGAGCAGATAAAGATTGCTGTAGACCTTATTAAAGCTGTTACAGACCTTATTCCTGACGGTGGTGC